CGATGGCCCCTGTCTGCGTTGCACCAAGGTTGACTTGAGCGCCGATACTCGCTGGCACTTCCACGCTGATGTTGCTGCCGCTGTGCTTCCACGTGCCGAGCACGTAGCCTGAGTCTGCCGTCGGCGTTGTGCTGTCCAGGTTGGGGCTGGATACTACCGTGCCGTCCACGCTGAGAGTGCCGCCTCCGCCCGAGCCTCCAGAACAAATATTGGGCATATTTTGAATCCCTTGGCCCGGGAACGAAACGGACTCCGTGACGCAGTAGCTTAGCGGTATGTAGTAGCTATAGTTGCCCGAGGCGTCTGCATGTACAACGGGGGGAGAAATCAGAGCAGTCAAAAGAGGATCAGAATAGATAGTTGCCGCTAGGCCGGTGGTGGTGCTAGTTACCGAAACCGTTGCATAGGGAACCACGTTCGCCGCAACCCCTTGGGGGGCGCGGGCGATAACCTGAGACAAACGATGGTAGCCCGTAGTGGACTGTCCGGATAATGGACAAATCGACAGGGCGGCGAGCACGACGGCGAGCAGAAACTTTTTCATCTTTCCTCTTGATTAGTAGGGGGTAACGATTATGTCGAAGGTTGCTGCCGCTGTTGCGGGGTGCGTTACCACAAAACTTCCAGCAGACTTGGACGAAATATAGGTGGAGGTGAGCATTGTTGCAGCCGCCGCGTTGGTGGGTTGTACAGAAAAATGGCTAGTGCTTAAAGCTCCTGCGAGGATGACCGTGTCCGTTGTGTTTGCGGTTGTAGTCAGAGAAGCAACTAGAGGGCCATTCTGCACAACATTCACAAGCGTCAGCAAAGCTCCGCTCGGGGAGGAAATGGTTTCGGTAACTGAGTAGTTCAGGGGGATATAGTAGTCATAAGCTCCTGTTACATCGGCTACCACCAAGGACCCAATGATAGAAATGGACAGCCCTGGGTCGGAATAAATGATTGCCGCATCCCCGGTAGAAGTCAAGGTAACATAGATCGAAGCACCAGGGACAACCTGTTGCTCTATTCCTGCCTGTGCCCGGGCCGTAACAGAGCCAAAGCGGTGGTATCCGGTTGTGACAACTCCCATTATGAATCTCCTGTGATTAAAATCTTAGCGCCTTTTGAGAAGTTTTCTTTCTGCCAGAGAGGCTGGAGGTTTGTATAGTGGCAGACGTGAAGAACGTCTTCTCTCTTAGTGAGGTCATGCACCGCGAAAGGAATAATGTGGTCTATGTTCCATTTGTCATCGCCCGCACCATAGTTGTCCCAGGACATCCCCGATTGAAATTTAGATTCTAGGTATACTTTTAGTTCCGCAGCGGTACACCCCAAATCTCGTACAGCGTGGCCCGTTTTATACCCTTGTTTAAGGAGCTTTTTTAGGCGAACGCGAAGGTTAGTGGCAATTCTTACCTGAGGGTTGTTAGTCCTTCTTTGCCTCACATAAAGGTTTCGCTCTTCTTGATATTCCGGACCCTGTGCTTTTACCCACGCCCTTTGACTAATTCTTTTTCGCTCTCGCTGCTCTTCGGTGGGTTCCTCAAATTTTCTTATCGTTGCCCAATAGATAGCGTTTCTTACGGACTGCTCTTTCGCATGAGTTTTTCTGTACTCAGCCAATTCTTCCGCATGTTCTTTGCGATAAATCGTATGATAGGATTTTATTTCTTCTTCGTGTTGTTTGGCGTGTTTGGCGGAGTATGCTGCTCTTTCTGGTTTATGTTCTTCATAATACTTTTTGCTGTCTTCGGACCTACAGGGCTTACATCGAACCTTTCCGGGAGAAAAGCACGAAATATCTTTTTCAACCCCACACTTAGCGCAAACCTTAGTCATCGTCAACCGCGCCCTTGCTGAACTTGCATCGTTTGGCGCATAGAGGCTAACTTACTGTCCAGCCACAGGTTACGTTGTGTAATGTTTAATCCTTCGGACACTCCTACTAAATCTGTGAGGAAAAGCTGCAAGGCTCCCTGAGAGCGGGGGTCACCGCAATACTCGGCGCACTTCGCCAACATTCCCTCGTTGTAGATATACGATAGGTAGTCTGGTACGGGGGACCACGTTTGCGTGAGCGCGGAGAATTGAGGAGCAGATTTCTGGTACTCGACAACAATGTTGTAAATCTTGTCCGGGGCCGGGGTAAGGCGGAAGGTTATGTTGTCGGATGTGTCTCTGTATTGCGCCGCAATCCTGGTCATTTGGTTGGGCAGCGTCTCCGCCCCCATAACCAATTCGTTCTGCAACTCGAAAGCGTAGTATCCGCTGCTCGGGTCGTAGGCCACAGCTTTTTCGATCCATCCGAAAGAGGGTAGATTGACTTTGTAGTCTGTATTCCCGATTATAGTGGGAAAAGTTGGAACAGAAGGCGAGGCCCCCGCTCGGTTCCAAGACCAGGCGAAGGGGGGAGCAAGAATAGTCTGCATCACCCAGTCTGCGTTCGAGAAGGCGGGGTCAGAAGACGTGGAGGTGTTGACCTTCAAGCCGGACCCGGTCCCCCCTGTAGTGACAACTCCGGTGGCTCCGTTGATGTACCCAGCCCCGCCGGTAAGAACGTTTAGTCCGGTTACTGGACCTGTTGCTCCACCCCCACTGATATTGGTTACTTGCGCGGTTCCGCCCGAGCCCCCAGCCACCGTAACAACATCCCCAACGGTGTACGCAGTTCCACCCGCGCTGACCGTCAGGCTAAATAGCGCGGAGAAAGTCAGCGGGCGGTTGTACAGGTATTGCTGGGCCAATCCAATGGTCCTAGACAGTTGTATGGTGCTTGCCATTCTTTGGCCTCGGGGGAATGAGTTTCTTGGGGAGGGTTTTGCGGATGACCATCGTTATCTTTTGCGTTTGGTTTTCGAGGGTTCCCATGAACAACGGGGTCGTTGTCAGGGACAGATGCGGGTGCATCCAATCCTGAAACGGGTCAACAAAGATATGGACCATCTCATGCACGACTGCCGTGATTAAATGGTCCATTTCTCCCGCTTCAAAATCTAACCGGGACTGCCTATAAAACGTCAGGGTGGAGTACATATACAAGGAGTTGATGTCGTTCTCCGCATACGTGCCTATTTTGTCTTCCGCCTCGGAAAACTCGACAAGGATCGTCCACCCGGACAGATTAAAGTAGTCCGAGAGATTCTCTACGAAACCAACAACCCAGCTTTCGTAAGCTGATCTCTTCATGTTTACCCTTCGGAACTAGCTATCGCGCAGAACTGATTTATCCAGAGCGTCCGCGTAGTTCAACACAGTGCGCTGGCCCGCAGAAGACATCTTGCCAAACTGCGGCTTTCTCCGCCACTCCATGTACCTCGGATTGTCGGGCAGAAGGATGTCCTGGCAGATGCTGCAAACGCCGACTTCTACGCCGACATCGTTGCGGTGCCACTGGTAGGACGTTCGTCCTTGAAGGTCCTTGAAACCCTCGCCGATCTTGTTACTGCCCGCGATGTGCTCGCAGATACCGTGGAGATACTCGTCGTTGCGTTTCTTCGTGCGCTCCAAAGCAATCTGACGGTCCTGGAACAGCTTCTCGTTTTCTTCGTCAGCGACCTGCTTGCGGGACTTGAGCGGAGCTTTGGGTGTCGCCAGGTCCTTGATGGCTCCGGCCAGTTCGGCGGTGGCAGATTGGGACGCCAGCAACTGCTTCTGCATCGAAGCAATAATGGTGAGCAAATCAGTTTGCGTCAAGGCAGGTAAAGTTTCGGGTTCGGCCTGGGTTTCCACAACTTCGTTTTCAACGGCTGTTGAATCAACGGATTCGGGTGAAACTGGGTTCTTGCGGGGTCTTCCTGCGGGCATAGCGGTCTCCTCGGGCAAATCCGGCCCGGCGGGTTGGGTTGTGTCCATTAGCTGGACTGATTAGTTTTGATTGCGGTACTGACGGAGTTTCTTGTACCAAATGGAGTTCTCTCCGCCGGACGGGGGTCCGAATTCGGCGAGAACCTGGGCTTCGGTCAAAATCTTCTTCTCGATGAAACGCAGAAGAATAGACCGCCAGCCTATATGAGAAGCTCTAAGCATAATATCGCGGGCCCGGTCGAACTCGTACTTCGAGAATTCGGGCATGACACCGAGAGTAGCATACCCGGCGTAAGCGAAAGTGTTGCCGCCCCATTCGGGTTTGGCTGTGCCGGACGTGGCGTAGAGGGCTATGTCCCCAAGGATTCCGCCTTGCGTAATATAGAGGGCTGTGTACAGGTGATGGAGCTTCTGGAGGAATAACGAGCAGTCCATCGGGCGGCCTGTGCGGTCTTGGTGGAAGAACTCTTGATCTTCGTGTCTTTGGCGACGAGTTCCGGCAGAGTTATAGTTCATCTCCTGGAGACGGGCCGTGTGTTCTTTGAGGCTGAGCCGGGGTTGGGCGAGGCACCAAGAGCACTGGTACTTGCGTCCGCCCTCGCAAGAGGAGTCTCGGTCGAAGAAATTCCAGGTCAGGAGACGGAAGCAAGAACTACACTCGCGGCCCCGGACCTCGTTATCTACCCCGGCTTCGTAGTTTATAACGTCGTAGTCGGATTGAATTAGTCCCATTAGAGAACCCCGAGTATTTCTTCCTCGCGGAGAATAAGCAAGTCCTCTCCGTCGATCTTGACCTCGGTTCCAGAATACTTTCCAAACAGAACCCGGTCCTTGACAGAAACATCGACGGGCCACAACTTTCCATCACTTCTCCAAACGCCTTTTCCTATTGCAAGAACTTCCCCTTCTAAAGGCTTTTCTTTGGCTACGTCTGGTATATAAAGTCCGCTCTGAGTCTTCTCTTCGACTTCGACGACTTTAACTACTACTCGGTCGCGCAAGGGCTTAAACATACAAACTCCTCTGTCCATTTCTCGGGCGGTTAGTTGGGGAGCCAGAGCTTTGGCTCAGGTTCTTTGTTCGGGTCGGGGAAAGCCTCGTTCAGCTTGGCCTCAATTTCCTTGACCGTTGCTTCTGCGAGTTGGTTGTCCTCCGCAGAGTCGGCGTTGACAGCAATGTCTCGCTCAAGAGTAATCGAGCCGTCTTCACCTTTTACAACAAGGGCAAGGACGTGGCCTATGACCCCATCATAGTATTTGGTGTGGTCTATATCCGACGTTTCTACACCTATCGTGATTGCCATTTTACCTCACTTAGTCCATTAACCGGACAAACTTCTTGTCTTGGAAATACTAATGATTCCCAGATACGGAGGCCCAGCCGTTTGCCAGCGGGCTTCCGTATCGTGGGCGTGTGCCATTAGATAGTCGAAAGCGTGAACTCCAGAGGAGTCACCTTGACCACAGCACCTGCAACGGTTGTGTACGTCAGCGTTGCGAAGAAGTTCAACGCTGTGTAGGCAACTACCGAGGCTCCCGCTGTGTAAGCACGGGTGGCGTAGGTGGGTGTGGAGCCGTAAGCTGGGCCGTAGTGTACCCCGAAGTATTCACCACCCAGAATCTGCGTGGTAGAATCCCAGAAGAACGAAGCGCCTGCCAAGAAGTTGTAGGTTCCAGTCGCCGCTGTTGTGGTTCCGGCTACCGAGAAGAGAGCAGCCGAAGCGGAAACGAGGGCGGCGTTTCCACCTGTACCAGCAGCCAGCGCGGTTGCCATAGTAGCCGCAGAACACTGATATACGTTGATAGTTGGGGCCACAGAGCAAGCACCAACCGACACCACATACCGGCCTTGAATCTCTAACGCGAGGGGGTGACCGTCGAAGCTGGACGAACTAAAGAATGGAGACGCCCCGCGATCCTCGCCGGTACGACCAAAGTTGTTCTTCAGCGCCGCCGCGTTCCGGTTAATGTCAAGCGGAGTTTTGGTTCCGATTACCGAAGTCTGAAGAGGGACGCTGGCAAAGTACGGAAGGTTAGTTCCGGAGTCGGTCTGAACCTGGAACAGACCAGTAGAGGCCGAACCTGAAGTTGCTGTCACGGTTGCGAAAGTGTTGCGTGTTGTGCCGAATCCGGCAGAAGAGAAGGAATCAGAGTTCATTTTGTGTCCTTTGTTGGTTGGTTGCCTTGTTCGGCTGTTGAGGTCATTTCGGCCATAAGCCCGAAATTATGTTATTGTCTCCGCGTGGGAACCCGGAGCCTTCAGGGGTTTGAAGATAGCCTCGGCGTCGAGCTTGGACCCGTTGAAGAAAATTGCAACCGCTCCGCCAGGCTCCACTAGAAGGGCGGTATGCTTCCCTTTTAGTAGCGTTCCTATTTCATGGATGATTGACGAGTGCGCAACAATTAACGGGGGAACCCCGCACTTAGAAAACAACTCTACTGCTTCTTGCAGGCACGGGCCAATTCTTTGCTTGAAATCGTTCAGAGATTCTCCGCCCGGAATAGGGGTATCGGGGTCATCCAAGTATGTTTGAAGGTTGGCTTCGGACTCGGGAGTGCGCTTCTGACCCGAAAATTCTCCTACGTCGAGGGCCTGCAAAGCCGCAGATGTGTGTACTTGGGCGTGCTCGACTTCGGCTATGATGTCGGCTGTCTGAGTTGCTCTTTGTTTATCGGAGCAAAAGATGTGGGAGATTTCTATTGGCGCAAAAAGCTCGGCCAGTTCCCGCGCCTCTTTTACGCCCACCGAATCGAGGGGAGGGTTTGCTTGCCCTCGGAACGAATTTGAGGCGTTCAAGGCTGTTCTGCCATGTCTGGCAACGAAGCAGACCGCAGTTCCTTTAGGGATTTTCAGTGGCATTCGGTTCTCCGAATAAGTTTTTGGTGGTAAACCCGGCCACCATCGGCCCGGGGCCCGGCTCGGGCGCAGGATAATCAAACTGAAGTTCTCCCATTTCGGCTTCTAGTTCCCGGACAAACTCTCTCAGGTCTTCGTGTTCGGCGTAGGGGGATTTTCTTGCGAGAAGCAGTTCGACCGCGAACTTCCGGTAGTCGTGGGGGGCACTGTCGTTACGGGCCACATCCCGGAGGATCGAATCAGTAAGATGTTGCAGGTGGGAGTAGTGGTCGTCGAGCGGGTCTGCTAGGATCATAGGTTTCCTTGGTCTTGGGTAACGGACGAGAAATAATGTAAAAAGTGCGGGCCGATGAACTCTCGGTTTTGGACCGACGTTGCCCGGTTCGGCTTCTGAGCGGACAAGCAGGGAGATCGTCCGTTGCTTAACCAACTCGTCGTCCTTACCTGCCGGAACAATCTTGCCTCCGCTCTAGGGCTAGTAGAGAAGCGGTTTGACCCCTGCTGAACAAAGGCCCGCTGGAAGTCCATTAACTGGACTAAACTTGAAGGAGCGGGGGTCGGAGAAAGGAGAGAAGCCGACCCCCGGGACCGCCGCGAAAAGGAGGAGTATGCGCGACGGTCGATCTTGATTTAACTTACTCTAGTAATTTCGTGCCCACCCTTTACAAAGACCTGGTGGAAGAATTTTCCGTGGCTGTCCGCTTCTCCAAACGCTATGGCCTTGTCTTGATCGACATTCTGGACAGCGAAGGTTCCGTCGTTGAGCTTGACGGTCAAGCGTTGGGCTCTCGGGTCGTACCGGGCCTCATGTACGTTCGTGCTCGGCTTCAAGCGCATGGGGATGTCGGCCATTACTTCTCTGCCTTCTTGTCCACTTTTCGGGCAACGAGTCGTCCATCAGGAAGTCGTAAAGCAATACCCACGTGTTTGGGAAGGGGCCGGAAATCGGGAAGAAATAGAACGTAGTGCTCGTCCATTAGTTGGGCTCCTTTATGTTGGCCCCAAAGGCCAGGTAGGTCAGAAACCCGAAGCAAGCCGCCAACCCGAGTATGGTTAGGAAGAGGAGCATTACTTTTTCTTCGGCTTCTTCTTGGTCTTCGGTCTGGGTTTGGTTCCGTAGTAGACAGCGGTCGTGCTGGGAAGTGCGGCGGACGTTACTGCTGAGGCGGGGCTGGCGGGCATGTGGGCTCCAAAAGTTTTTCTGCTTCTTCGAGATATTCTTCGCACTGAGAACAAGTACAACCGCAATCTTCGTCGAGCCAAAGGTGGACAAGGAACCGAAATCTCTCGCAGGCTGACTTGTATTTTTCTAGGTCGGTCATGGGGTCTCCACGTTCTTGACTCGAATTTCTTGTTCGGGGCCGAAGCCTACGCGGTTTGATAGCTGGTAGCCCAAAGCGACCGGGGGTTGCTGGAAGGAATCGAGAGGGAAAGTTGCTCTTCGGCGATCCCAAGCTCTCTCCATACTGGCTTTAATCTTAGCCTTGGTCTCTTCCGTCTGTTTTGTTCCCAGTTTGTGGTTTCCGGTGTGGTTCTTGGCGATGTTCGCTCGTCCTTCGGGAGTATGATGCTTTCCCGTATTAGCGGCGGACATGCGGGCCGCGTACTCGGGGTCTTTCCATCTTTCTTTGCATTTGTCCCCGATTAACTTCTTAATTTCATCCGTGTGGGGTTGACCCAGGTCGTGGCGACCAAACATCGGGTTGCGCTCCCCGACTAAAAGACCTTTACGGGATTCTGAAGCTCGCTTCTTGTTCTCGGGGTTCTGCCACCACTCTTTGCTCTTCTTTGAAATCTTAACTTTGTTCTCTGGGAGGTGTCTACCAGCCCGACCACCCAACATTCTGTTATATCCAACAGAGGGGTCGGTGGCATTAAAATGAGCGATGTAGAAGGTTTCGAGTTCGTTGCCCTCTTCTCGACTGGGCGCCTCGTCTATTTTCTCAATAACGAAGGAGTCTTTTCCGTGGTCTCGAATTGCTTGGTGAAAATCTTGTGGGGCCTTCTTAACGAGGGCGTCGTACAAATGACGACTCCAACGCCTCCGCAGAATCTGTACCGTCTGCCCGACGTAGATAATACCGTTAGTCGAGTCTGTGACTTTGTAAATGCTTACTGTTTCCATTTTGTCCTCATCTTGCCATGAGGGTTTGGGGCCGAGGGCAAGCTCGACCCCTTACCGTCTGATTCGAATCTACTTGTATTATACCACACTTTCATGCTTCTGCAACAAGTATTTTCGAACTATTTTCGTCCTAGCTGGACGATGTCTGCGCCTGAATACGCTGTCTGTTACCCGTTTAGAATCAACGGACTGACTCATTTCTGGTCAGTTCATACGGTTTTCTTTCCCGTATGGTCGGACTATTGCATGTCCTTTCGGACCCACTTCGCTTAGTCTCTCAGCCTGCTTTCGCTTGGCCCTCCTTGGCATTTCAGCGTCGGAGTCAATCAGAAGGGGTTTATCCTGCGCCGTTGTGTTAACGCAGTGTCATTGTAGAACCCGGCGGCTCTGTTACCTCGTCCAGGTAATGGACGCGGGCAAGTCGTTTCTGTTCCGCTTGCCTCATACGGTTCGTTTCCCGTATGCCCAGACTGTTGCATACCCTTTCGGGTCTTCTTCGCTCAGTCGTTCACGGTCTCTTTCGAGTTCCGCCTCGTTGGCATTTCAGCGTTCGAGTCAATCAGAAGAAGTTTTACCTGCGCCGATGTTTTAACGCAGTGTGTTGGTGTAGCGAACGTTGTAGCTCACCCACGGAGACTACTTACATCAACTTTGTTGTCGGAGGCTGGGTTTGGTCACCACCGATTTGCCGAGCGGGGTCAGAACTGGAACCCTGCTCAGGTGCGCTCTGGATAAACAGCTTGTAGTTCTTGCTGTTATCATTCGGGTTTTTGCCCAGGAAAACGCTGAAGATCGCGTCTTCACCGAAAATATAAGTGTTATAAACTCTCTGTTAACTGCTGTGTTATCAGCAAGATACGTCATTTCTGCGTATCTCTCATACTTCATTTCGTATGAGAACGGACTATCGCATCGTCCATTACCTGGACGCCCCATCGTTTAGTCTCTCACGGTCCCTTTCGGGTTCCGCCTTGTTGGCTTCTCAGCTTCCAAGTCGATTAGACGGGGTTCTCATTCGAGGGTTTCACCTCGATGACGCCTACATTATTGACGTGTTGCCACTTATAGTCACGGTCGGAGCAGTTGTGGTTTGTTTGAACGTTACGCCAGCGAACGAGATAACATCCTCGTTCTTCGGCAGTTCAAACAGCATGGAACGCATGGAGTCGTCGCGCTTGATGATGTCGGACAATCCGTTGAAGGACGTGTCGTTCAGGATGTCGCGGACCACTGACGGGTGAATGATTCCGCCAAATTTGTTGTCCACGAGCGGACGTGCGTTCACGGCTACCAGGGACTGAGCGGCGGAACGAACGTTGTTGGCCGTCAGGTAGGAACCGTTTGCGAGTTGAATGTTGACCAGGTTGTCAATCGCAACAGCCGAGTCAGCGGTAAGCTGGACAAGGGTGTTGAGGGTGAGGGCCAAGCGGTAGTTCAACTCATTTGCGAGATTCTGGAGTAGACCGGGGTCGTCGATTGCGACATCAAGTGCGAGGTCGCTAGAATTTATAAAATCGGCGTATTGCCCAATTGTGGCCAAAATCTTGTTGCTGGATTCAGAGATCGGACTTCCGACAGTGCCTTCTGCGGACTGGTTCAGGTTAGCGGAAAGCAGTGCGTAGGTGTAGACTTTATGTGTTTAGGCCGTCAGCATCTCTGCTGGGGCGCTCTCGTCGTCGCCGACGAGAACAGGCTGTGTCTTCGGATTATTGAGAAAACGAATTGCATCGCACAACTTCTTACGAAGCTCCCTATTTGGAGTTCTTGGAAGACGGACAAGCTCTAGAGCTATCTTGGCTTGCGGCCTCTTTGTTCTCAGGTAGGGTAGCACTTGGAGTAGAAAACTTTTGCGGTTCTCTTTTCCGGTGAGTTCCCAAGTGTAGAACTCTCTGGTGTTTCCTTTGGCTTCTTGCGTGTGAAACCACCCGCCGTACAACCGCAGAAACAACTGGATAAGAGGGGCATAATTGTTGCCCATTCTAATTCGTAGCATCGGTTTACCGTCAGGAGTAAAAGCTGCTGATATGCAACCTTCGCCGTCCATGATTCCGGCCACGTATGCGTGCGTTAGTTTGTCTTCAACAAACCCGTCTAGCGTGTCAGTCGTTACGCATTCCCTGTTTTTCATCCCCCGGATTTTGTCCATCAACTCTTTGCGTTTCGATGGGTTCTGCTGATCGCCGAGGTCGTAGAACTCCTGAAGTACCAGAGCCTCTTCCTTTTTGATTCGCAGATACGGAAGGATATAAGAGAGAAATTGTGGGGCGGCATTCCTGCCGTTGATGTTCCACTGATACCAAACTTGGCCGCGTGCTGGCGTGTGCTTGGTGTAGAAGCCCCCAAAAGTTTCGACTAGCCCCTTTACCAGGGACAGTTCAACGCTGCTCATAACGATTCTAGGTTGGTAAGGAGTTGCTTTTCCGCCTTCTTTTACAGTCGGCTTGTATATCGAAAAGCACCCTTCCGCGTCCATCAAACCAGCGGCGTAGGCTTTTGTTCTTTCTCTCATAGGGTCTTTGCTCGGCATTGTCTGCTCCAATTATTATACTACCACACCGATAGTATTTTGTCAAGCAGATTTTCACCGATTTAGCTAGATTTTAATTCAGCACCATAGATACTGAATCTGGTTGCCTTGGCGCAACGGCAGCGGACGCTGCTTGGTCATGCTAAGGAATGGAGTGTTTGCCTTCAGGTTAGGAATTGCTTCCCGCTCGTAGTGAATTGCTACCAAGTTGGGGAGAGCGCCCGAGGTGACTATACTGGCTGGTGAATAACTCATTTGAGTTACTCCTTTGTGTTAGATAGAGCGCCGACTTTTTGCAATGTGCATCTGAGTTGCCCGCCACAATGCTTGGTGGGCTTCGTCTGACATATTGTTTAAGTCCTCGGCTGAGGGCGCTGTGAGGGTCTCGGGCGGCGCGACGGGTGTTACGTCGTTTCTCCCAATTCCCAAAGCCGCTCTCGGGCGCGTCACCACTTGAACAATCCGTTCGTTGGGGCGCGGCGCAGGCAGTGCCGGTCCGTTTGACGGAACCGCTACCGGCGGAGTGGGTTCGGCCTGTGGTTCAGGCGGAATTTGTCTTGACCTCGGGGCCGTGAGTAGCAATCCATCGCTGCTCAGGTCCGCAAAAGCCTCTTCAATGTTTGAAACTGTCCATTGTCCGGCGGAGTGAAGATCGAACATATTCGCGTCGGGTTTGCCGAGCTTGAACTTGCTCAGCCAGCGGACAATGAGGTTGAAATTCTTTCCCTCTCTGTCCGGGTAATAGTCGGGGTTCCTTCGAACAAACTCCTCGCCCACGGCCCCGGTTTCGAGGTTGGCGTCCGCGTTCGCTCCCTTTTGCGCCAAGGAGAACACTTCGTCCATTGTTACTCCCCGTGTCTTTTGCATCAGAGCATCGAAGGCAGCAGAGGGATCGGATTCCCACATGGTCTTGATCTCGAAGACTTCGTCCGCCGTCAGCTTCCGGGTAGTGGTCGCCATCTTTGGCGTGGCGGGCTGCGCGGGGGCGGGCGTTCCGAACTTCAGCTTCCCACTCAACTCCCGGATTTTCTTCGTGGCGTTCAGCTTGCCGGTCAGAACGTTAATCAGAAGCTCGTCTTTGTTCTTGCCCCAGAAGACCTCCGGTTTAGCGCCAGTGCCTGGGTCGAGCACAGCCTTCCACTGCCCTTTTTCCTTCGTGCGGGTAACGTAGGCCCCGTCTTCCAACTGAAAGACTTCCGGGCCTTCGGGCTCGGGCTCCACTACGGGAACAACGATCTCTGGTTCCGGCTGAGGATAGTTTGTAACTATCTCCGGAGTGATTAAGGGGTGCTCGTCCAAAAGGTCGGGGTTGATCTCGTCCAAGTGGGTTGCGCTAAAATCAACGTTGTTGAAAGGGTCGGGGGTGCCGTCTGAATTGAGGGCCCAGGGATCAATTACTGGTTGGTTTGCCATGTCTTTCCTTCTTCCTGGAATCCCCAGGAACGCTTAGGTTTGTCCATTATCCGGACGGGTTAGTTGTAAGATTGAACTTGAGGGCCTTCGAACGTATTACAGCCGCCCGTCGTGTAAACAGGATTATAAGGCACCCAAAAAGGAATAGGATCATACGGCGAAGGACAACCCGGCCACGGAGGGTAAGAAGGAACCGGCACCGCGTTTTTGCGTCCACAACAGGGGCAATAGCCGCAAGCAGGACATACGTGCTGTTGGCCGCTCTGATAGTTTCCCAAAGGTTCTAAAGTCATTATGCCCCCCTCTCTTTCATTAACTGAGCTACATCCGCTGCTTTGTACGCGCCGGACAACCAAGCGGCCACTTCTTCTGACGGGTGGTTGGCCGCCTCAATAGCCGAGTTGATGTCTTGTTGAAACTTCACAAACTGATCGTCCAAGGCAGAGGCCGCAGCGTGTACGGTCGGGACTGTGGGGTCGCCTGGGGGGAGATCGACTAAAGCTTGTACTGCCTTGTCCCTATAGTCCCGCAAAACCTGAATGACGGTTTCCCACCCGGGGTGTGTGGTGACTATGCGAAGGGCCCGGCCTTTCTCGTACAAGCCGAGTTGGGCTTCTATCTCGGAAGGTTCGTATCTCTCATCTTCCAACATTACAGTCCCCCGAGGATGTGTTCCAGGTTAACTACTCGTTTAGCGACCGGGGGCGGGGCGGAAGACAAGTTTCCTGGTCTTCCTGTCTTGACTTGGTGGGCCGCGTTGATGAGTCGCTGCAAATCGGCTTCCGACATGTTATCGAATTCGGTGCCCAGAATTCTGGCATCGGTGCTAGTATTTACTTGAAAATTGGGTTGGTACGTTGTACTAGACATTCTCGGCCCCCCGTTTCCAGGGCTTATAGGCGTCCTGACCGGAGCATCCATCCCAACTAAACCCGCAAGGCGCTCCGCTGCCGTCTCTGTCGGAGACCACTAGATCATACAGCCAGCTATCTTTTGACTTGCTTGGTCGTATCTTAGCCGCGAAGTATTTATCCACGAAAGCCGCTGGGTTCTTCTTGGCTTCCCCGTAGGCTGTTCCCGCAAGCAGCAAGGCTGTGATCTGAGAGTCCGAGTATTCTTCTAAAGAACTCGGCCTAATCTTTACACCCCGAAATTCAAGCCAGCGGTATTTGAGGCGTAACTTGGCAAGTCTAAGGCGCTTCCAAAGGTCTTCAAACCAATTCTTCATTCAATTTCCTCTCGGCAATCCGCCGAAACGGGTAGGTTGTTGTCCGGGAAATGGACGGCTTACGCCTGACTCCCAAACCCGGTCGTCTGAGTGTCCGGAGAGCCGGAAAGTTCTTCCGGTTCCACTGCTTTCTTGAAGGTCTCGCGGAGTACGTCACGCGCGGCGCGAGCCGTGTTGTCGGCATCCGCTTGCTGTTGCTGAGCCGCTGATTTCTGAGCGAGCAGAGCTTGCTGCGCCTGGAACTTTTGTTGCAGAACCCCGCCCTGGCTTTGCTGTTGCTGTCTCTGCAAGTCCTTGGGCGTCATCGGAACAACAACATCGTTCTGATTTTTCCAGTCGCTGGCTTCAAACCACATGCGAACTATCTCGTTTACGTCAATCTTCTTGCCTTCGACCGCAAGCTGTTCTACGATGGCGGGGTTGGACAGGAACTGTGATAGCATGGGCAAGCCCTGGGCCATGTTTCGGCGGGTCTGCATTTTGCTTCCAGCCAGTATCGCAAACTTGACTTTGGCATTCAGGATGTCGATCAAGTCGCCGCCCTGCGTCACATAGTCGTGCTTCAACTCCTCGCTCATAATCCAATCAAGCTGAGAAAGCGGAAGCATCATCTGGTTCATTTCCTGCATATCATATAGAAACGGAACGATAACCTGGTTGGCAATTTTGTCCACGAATTCGGAGACGGGGGTGCTTGCGCCTTGCAGCAAGCCTTGGGCTCCGGCAGAGGATCGAGCGAGATTTGAGTGTCCGCTTGCTCCCGATACCCCTTGCCCGCTCATTGAGCTATTTCCCGATACCGAGTCTACTCGGCTTTGGGACATGCCCAAGATTTGTCCAGCCTCGGGGACTGGGTCTCCAAATTTGAGGACCTCTAAATCTCCCTTGGTATCCACTTCTATCATCTTGGCGGGTCCGATGCGCACGCTCTGCGTCGGGATGCTCTTGCCTCGCACGCGGACAAACGGGGCTTGCAACTTCAAACTTACTGTATCAAGCAGCAGGTTTGTGGTTCCGGTTTGCAGGCGTTGTTCCGTGCCCACGGTCCGGCCCAAACCCATGCCCCAGAAACTTCCGGGGCTGTCCCACCAGCCAATGCTGAGGAACGGAATCTTGCCGTAGACGTTCTTGTCGTTGTAGATGACAAGTTTCTTTTGCAGGACGATGATGTAGGTTTTATTGTCCCACCGCTCCAAAACCTCTAGGGGTTTTTGGAAAGGATCGGCAGTCGTCTCTTCCCACCGGGATTCAGCCCTTGCGTCATACAAGGGATTTCTTCCTTCTTCCTCTTGGATGTTGGACTCAACAGGCTCCTGTGGGGGGAAGAACAATTCGAGGAGTTTTTCCCTTGAAGGAATATCATAGCCTTCCCGGTCGCGCAGCTTGTCCAGGTCATCCCACGTCATGTAGCGGCGGCGGATAACATACTTCGCTTTGCGAATGTCCGGCACGTTTAGTCCGGGGTCCACCAAGACTTCTTTCAGGTTGACGATGTGCTCGAAGGTGGGTCGGTCTATGACCTCTTCTATGATGTCTTCTTCTAACTCATCGTCCCCAATCGTAGTATCGGGGGCTCCGGGGATCGCGCTCTTGATTGTTACCGAAGGTGTTTTGCGCTTGACTATTTTGCGCTCACGTGTGAACTTTTCCCATCCTTCCTGGAATATGGCCGTGCCAAACAACAGGCAGTTTGCCATTCCCAAGCGCAGTTCTTCCCTGAAGTTGATGTCTTCCAGTTGGAAACCGAGCAACGCTTTTACTGCTCGGGCACATTGCGAACTTGTTCCCGGTCTTTCCTGAGCGAGGAATGGTGGGTTCTCGTAGAACAACCCGGCCAGGGCTTGGGGATTTATGCCGTTGACAGCGAGCGCGACCGTGAAGAAATTGACGGAGGCGGCTTCGAGTTGAGTGCCAGGCCAGTATCGAGCAACGAACTGCGAGTTATACAGATCGCGGGCCGTCGCAAATTGAAGAATCCATTGGCGACGATTTTCTTCCTGCTCCGCTCTTTCAGTATCCTGAATAACCAGTTTCAAACTGGCATTCTCTTCGGAGGCCCAGGACCCGACAGAAAGGAAGGACTTCGCTTCTTTGAGCGTTATGTCTTGGTGCGGATTAGGTACGGGCTCTGGAAGAATGCTCATCTTTCCCCTTGTCGTTCAATATTCAAGAATATAGAATAGTCCATTAACCGGACTACTCGCAGTCGTGGCTTCCGGAAGTTAGGTTCACGGAACAAGCGACTTTCACCGCTGTTCCGGCATCCGCCGAACTTGAGCCAACCTTGAAGTCGGAAGCGGTCACGTCGTTATTGACGTTCTGTGTCGGGGATTGTTTGACCAACTGGCCTTCGCCAGATGAAGAACCTTCGGCTCCGGTAGGGCCTACGGCAGGATAGTCAGACGGCTTGGAATCACGAGGATTTTCGAGATTGCCGCCACTTTTTACTAGAGTTCCAACAGCCATTTTTAACCTCTTGATGTAGGCGCGAAGCCCAGGGTTGAGTTGTTCGTTAATTGTGGTGTCGGGGCAGACGCGCCCCACATGCTTATGGGCTTAGCCCCTTGTTGTTTAGGGAGAAGCCCGGGAGGAAAGTTCGGAGGAAGCGCCGGTCCATTATTCGGACCAGGGGGCGGGGTCGTCCACCCGTTGGGGCGGTCTACTTTGAGATGCGGCTGAAACGTAATTCCGAAGATTTCATACGTTCCGTTGTTTTCCACGTCCGAGGCGTTGCGCGGCATTTTGCTTATGAGCCGCTGTCCGATAGGTATGTTCCACCGGCTAGGAGTAGACAGGTGGTCCGCGTCGTGTGTGTAGAGGACCGTTCCGTCATCATCTTGGATTTCTACGTGGAGTTTCATTAACCAAATATACCAGCGCCCAAAATGTTAGGCATTCCGTGGGGGGTTCCCGACCAAACTTCTGGTTCGGGGGAGAACATATCAGAAACAACAGGTTCCGGCTGAGCACTCACGATGTTCCCGTTTTCGTCCAGGTACGAGCCTTTCCTTGCCATGTACTCTTCGTCAAACAATTGACCCCAGCCCTGTCGGTCGATATTGAAGAACATCTCCGTGCTGTTTTCGACTATGGCTTGAGTCGCCCTCGGCGCGTAGCGAGGTTGGTATCCGAGGTTGTCTGGAATATCATCGTGGTGGTGACTGGACATGCAGGCTTGGAATTCTTTGTAAAGAGCGTCCAGGGTTGGATACTTCGGCTGCATCGCAAAATTAGCGAACTTCAGTCTGCCTTCTTGAATCCAGGGGAGCAAACTGCCCATGCGAATTTTCTTGGCGTCCTTCTCGTTGCTGGGGGTTACCCAATCTATGTGCGTGCAAACCGCAATAACATAAGGATCGCCTGTCTTTTGCGCCTCGGCGTGGATGGCGGGCTCTAAGTTCTTGGAGCCGCCCGCGTCTTCTATCCCAAGGATGAAAGGTCGTTCTTCCACGACAAGTTGGACAATGGCTTGGGCCGCCGAGAAAGGGTTGAATCGGTCCCGAATGACTTTTCGAACATAGCCTACGGTTTTGCGTGCTCCGGTTCTCTTCTCAACAGAGTCAAGTACGTCTTCTTCCCCCCACATTACAGAGCTTCCAACGCAGTAGTCGGTGCCTTTCTTTTCGCTGAAGGACAAGTCCCAAAACTGGGATACTGGGCCCTGGCGCGGCAGCATGTGATAAGGAACCGTAGCGCGTAGAAGGGAAGGCAGGTCGAAGACCACCGAGCTTGCGGTCCTGGGGTTCTGATTTAGCTGCCCCTCGAAGACCCTCTCGTTGTTCGCGTACTCGCCCATCAACCAGGGATAGGGTTGCTTTTTGGGAAGCAGGAGTATGCAGCCGTCTTCTCCGGCCTCGATGTAATTTACCGGCTTACCTTCGCGTCGGAGCCGTTCTTCAACTTCTGGATTGATCTGACAGGCTTTGCCAATCAGTATTTTAATGGCGTAGGTTTTGTTGTAAGTGAGCGTCCAACCAACTCCGGTCGTGGTTTCGATCTCGCCGTTGGTTAGGTACTTGTCGAGCAAAATCCCATAATGATCTTCTTCCGCATAGCGGGTTCCCACGTAGTCTTTGTAAAAACCGCCAGGCATCAGCAGCTTTTCGGAAAGAAACAGCTTCTCCGACACGGTGGAACACTGTTCCGAGGTTTCAGTATTCTTGTCCGAAACGGCGTCGTCTGACTTGATGACTTCGTAGTGCCACCCGGATTTAGTCTTTCCCACAGAGGAAGCAACAACCGTCGGCTCTTTGCGGCCCGTCTTTTTGGCCTTGTATACCGGGGTTGTAAAAAGGGTTCCAGCCCCCATATCTTTGGGCAAGCAGCAATGTTCGGGAAAGAATAGATTGAAGAGAGTCGGAGCGTCTTCTCTCAGAGTAAAATACCCTTTCAATTCTCCGGTAAAGCCCTTGGACAGCGTGGCTTCGGCAGTTTGGTACAGGATTCTAAGTACGGGAAAAGCTATAATCCATTGAAGGGCGTCGATATGGTCATACGACGATTTTGCGCCGCCACGCGGCCAGAGCAAAACTCGGGTCTTAACCGGGTCCTGATCCTGAATGGATTTGGTTGGGTCCTTCTTAACGAACAACTCAGCGAAAATGTCGTACTGCGGGTCGAGGAAGATGTTCTCTGAAATCGGGACTTCGCCCCCGTTGCTCACGGACATGGAGTCCCACAAGAAATACTTTGCCAGCCACTTCAGGTCTGCGATGCTGCGCCTGCGAACTTCCTTGCCCAGGTTGGAATTGGGGATGTGGTCCGAGCCCAGCTTGGACATGTTGACCAGGTCCTGCTTGCCGCCCTGAAGGAGGTCATAGAGCGCGTCATCGGGGATTAGCTCGTACCCACCGTATTGGTCATAGAGCGCGTCTATTTGGTCAGAGAAACTAAGCATAGTTGTCCGGGTAATGGACTATTTCTTCTTGGCTTTCTTGGGGAGCGGGATTTTAGCCCCCTCTTTCCGGGCGTATGAAATTTCAATTGCCCGGGCTTGGGCCGCGTTTTTGACGATGGGGCCGCCTTTTCCCGAGTGCAGTTTTCCGGCTCTAAAATCCGTCATTATTTCTTTGGCTGGCATTCGTTCTCCAAGTCTTTGAGAATAAGATCGGCAAAAGCCGCCTCGTTCTCGTGCTCCAGGGCGACAGCTTTGTATCCGTTTTCTCGGGCGTACACGGCGGCTACTAAAGATTTGTGCCGATGTCCAAGAACAAATAGTCTGATTCTTTCCAAAGACTCAGATGTCATACGCCTCTTGTTAGAGCTTGTTAGAGCTTCTTTGCAACCGCAGTTTCGATGCCCTTCAAGCGGGCTTCAATGGTGGTTTCCAAACTTGCGACAGCGGCGGCCAACTGCTTCGAAAAGTAGTGACCCCCGACGAATCCGACGATAGCCGACAATACTGCTGTGTAAACGTAGTCCATTTGTTCTCCTATGGTGCTGTTATGGTGCTGGTGTGGTGGGTGGTTGAACTTGCTGGGTTGCGTTCGGTGCCCGGTTGTTCACGGCGTCCGCGCTGTATTTCAAACCGGCAAGCACTCCGCAAAGCATAGTGGCGAACGTTCCGACCGACCCGACAAAAGTAACGATGTCAGTGACCGAGATGGCCCCGTGGAGTTTGTAAATCAGGCAGCTAATCCAGGACAGGGCCGCTGTCACCACCATCAAGATACAAACCTTAGTGTTGCTAACCGTCCCGTCTTTGTCAGACAACTGCGACCGCAGGAACCCCGCCGCCCAGTTGCCGCCTAATGTTGAAGTTCCGTTCATTACTTTTTCCCAAGGGCATAGGCCGTGCCACCCGCGACAACAGCCGTAATCCCGATGATTTTTGCGTCGTGCCGGAACCTCTGCCAAAACGTACCGCCTTTAAGCGCGGTCTTATAGGCATCCCGTTGGGTAGTAGTTTCTTTCAGTTCGTCCACAGTCGTTGCTTGAGTAAGAGTACACGCTGAGAGTTTCGCGCTGTTTTCTTCGCAGTTAATGGCGTAGTCCTGAAGGGTCTTCAAATCCACGGCAGGAATCTGAACTACAGGAGCAGACGGAACTTCCGTTGGTTTTCCGTTCACGACTTGTTGCGTCGGAGGAGGAGTAACCACTTGCAAGGGCTGAGCCAGATTGGGAAACAACTTGGAGGCCGAAATGACAATCTGCTGCGGAGTCGCTGGGAGGCTTCTTGCTGATTCCAAATCGGACAGTCTTGCCGCCAAGTCTGTTTGAACTTTGGCTGCGTTAGCTTTGTCCGCCTGAATCTGCGTCTGGGCAGTAGCCACCGTTGCCTCGGCCTTGATGCGGGCGTCGTGCTCTTGTAACCATTCGTAGGCACCAAAGATCAGAACCGCAGCGACGACAGCGGTAACGATCCAGCCCAGCTTCGAACTTGGAACGACGGTGGTTGTCATTTACATTCCTTGCTGCGGCGCGGGAGCCGGGGGTCCGCCCGGTCCGGGGGCTGCCGCTCCTGCGGCTGCGGGTCCTGCTTGAGACATATCCGGAGAAGGAGCGGCCTGCGGAACGGGGGCCTGATCTCCCATGTTGGCATCCATGTGCGAATGCAAGGCTTCGAGGTCTGGGAGGACATGCTCTTCATCCGGCTCGGGAGCCGTGTCGGGAGAGTTGGGGTCTGCGTCGTGAATATGCTTGGCGATAAAGCCGCCAGACTTACCGCGCCGGATATGAATTTCCTTTGGGTGCTTCTTGGTCTTCGACTTCTTGGAGGACTTCTTGCTGCCCCCGCTCATTGCGGAATGAGCCCGGGATGTTTTTTCTTCTGCCATATTGGTTTCCTTTGTGCTGTCCGGGTAATGGACGGGGTTAGAAAAAGTCGGTTACTTTTTCTTTGCGATAGCTTTCAAACCTGTGGCTACCTGTTGGGGCGAGCCCTTCAGCTTGATTTTGATCTTGGCCTCTGGGGCCTTGACTGACGGTTTCTTCGTGGTCATGTGTTTCTCCTGTTGTACCTCTGGTCTATTGTCGCGTGAAATCTCCTCGGCCAGCATCATCTCTCCTGGCCGCTTCCCTGGCCCGTTGTTGCGCCGCCCCGATTACTGGATATGCAGCGCGTCCGTGTTCTGATTTCATGCCCTAGTTTCCGTCGCAGTGATAGAAAACTACGCCTGTTTCCGCTGCCGTGAATGTGATCGTGAACCCCGTCTTGCTGATGGCGCTGATGTAGGGAATGGCCGTCGCATTATCCGGTGTCACCACACAGAATGCCGCGTTCGTCCAGCCGGAGTTGGCAAAGGTGATATTCACACTTGTAGCTGCGCTCAGGCCAGTGATCTCTCCGCCCATGTTGCTGCTGTAAGCGGCTACGCTTCCTGCTGAGGCTGTTGGGGCTGTGGCTGTGAGCGATATTGTGCCCCCACCTTTGATCCTAAAAGCCTCTCCCAGTGTGCCATTCAATACAGTTCGGAAAACTAAATCCGCACTCAGAGTTGCTTGACGGTAATCAGTAGTTGTGGCAGAGACTTCTCCTTGTACGGTAGAATTCTGTGTGGAAGTTGGAAGCATGAAACTAAACCCAGCCTTACTTCCGTTTGCGTTTGCGTCCGCTCCTGCATATGCTTCAACTGGAATCATCAACGAGCTGTTGAAGCCGCCCGTGGTAGACTGAAAGGTTATGCCATTACCATTACTCTGTATAAGAATGCCAGAGCTACCATTTATCTCAAAACGATTATCGCCGCCCCCAGCTATACTTATACTTCCACTATGGGTACTATTATCGGTAACTGAGAATGCTGGTATACCCATATTCAGTGGTACAGTGGAGGCAAAAGTTGTTGCGTTGACATACCCCGTTGTATTCGCGGTAGGATACGCCCCACCTGCCGGGTAGCTTGCCGCTGCTGTGTAGGTAGTAGCCGCCGCGTTCTGCTGGAAGCTCGTTCCGGTCGCTACTGAGTAGTAAGCGAACGATCCGGTATTCTTCATCCAAATGTAGCCCGTCGTGCAGCCACTCGGCAGCGTATAGCTCCAGACGATGTAGCTTGAGCCGCCGGTTGTAGTGACGTTGGCGGATGCAACGCCGAGCGTTGTGTTTGCTCCGCTAGAATCAATGCACGTTACCGCAGCTTCGTTCGTGGTGCTTGCGCCTACAGACTGGCCGGAGTTTGTCGCTACGCCTGTTGGCGCTGCTGCGTTGGCAACTGTGCTCAGCGTCAGGCCGGTCATGGACTGATTCTCTGTAAACGTGTTGGCAATCCCCGTTCCTGCCGCGCCTAGACTTGTCAATGCCGCCGCAGCCGTAGTTGCACCTGTGCCGCCCGACGCCGGAAGCAATGGCGATCCAAGCGTCTCACTGCCAGCCGCGATGGTACCTGGGAAAGTGGCCGTACCACTAGCCCCGATGGCCCCTGTCTGCGTTGCGCCAAGGTTGACTTGAGCGCCGATACTCGCTGGCGTCGCCGAGATCACGCCTGCTGTATTGAGTATCGTAGTCCCATCCGGCATCACGCCGCCCAGTACACTGCTGGTTGCCGTGGGCAGTGAGTAACTTGTTGCTGCCCAGGTGCCGTTATTGCAAGTATACACAACCCCTGTAGAGATCACAACTTCAATAGGGGGAGAAGCGGGGCACGCTCCCGAGGGGGCGACTGGGACATAGATAACTTGGTTGTTCACCGGCAGTTGTGCCGAGGCTGTCCAGGTAATGGACAACATGAGCGCGGCGAGAAAAAGGAGTTTCTTCATTTAATTAGACCGTCCACCAAATCCAGAGTTTTGTTCCCGTTGCCGTCAGTCCCGTTACAGCAAAGTCGCGCCAAGTCAAAGCACCTGTTGTATCAGTCGGGCTGTCGAGAAACAATTCCGTATTGGCGGCTGTTGAAGCTGCAACTGACATTACGGGATATAGCGGAGCACTATCAGAGGGTGCGGTAATCGCTACCGTTCCTACACTGGCCGCGCTCGCCCCGACAATGAGTAGAAGTTTTTGGACCCGGATTCCCGTGGTGTAGCCAGCACCGGAAACAACTGCGCTGTTTCGCCAGGTTGTAATGTCAGAATCCAAAATCATTGGTTGTGTTGTAAGTGAGTTCAAAGAATTACTCCTTGTACGGAAGAAGCAAGTTTCGCGCCCCGCCCGTTGCTTCCATATTTCTCGCGCCGTTTTACCCAAGACGCAGTAACAGCTTCGCTGACGTTGGCTCTATGATTTTCAGACAAAGGCTTGCCCAATTTAGCGATCCGTTGCTTTTCTTTGGTTTCGGAAGATCGAAACTTGCCTTTGCCTACGTAATACGGAGAACCCTCTTCGCCGTACTCCGAAGATTTAGAACGTAAATAAGCATAGACATAGTAGCCGGTCTTCTTGCTCATTAGGTTCCTTTACAACTTGAAGTGTTTTCTGATTAGAACTTTGATAGCAGCAACCTGCGCCTGGTAGTAAACCTTTATTGATTTTTCTGCGGCGTCTCGGGCAACCAATGAATCGCCCAAGAATTCTTTCAGGTCCTTTTCGATTTCCTTGATCCACAACTGCCGATCAGCAGCGAAAATCACCGTCAAGACGAAAACCACAACGAGTACCCAAAGCATGGCTTCCATATTGATCTCCTTGTAGGGGCCCGAAGGCCCCCATAAGTTGTTGATTTTATATCCGGTTAATGCAAAACTCCTTGAAGTTGATTGTCGTCGTAGCTGCGGACGCCAACGTGAAGGACGGAATGAAGTTCAGGTCGGTAACGGCAACGGAAGTGGCGTTGGCATTTGCCGCGTTGGAAATCAACACACCGTTCTGATACTGAGAAGTTCCAGCCCAAGACAGAATCTTGGTAAGACTGTCCCACAGGAACTGGGTCTTCATCACGTAGTTGACAGTAACGCTCGAAGTCAGGTTCGCGGTCGCCGTGCCCGTAACAACCTTGGTACAGCCCGTGCTGAGAGTACCCAGGGTGTATCCCGTGGCTGCTGGGCCGCCCGCGAATGTCGATGCCTTGGCATTGTACAGGTTAACCAACAGGTTGGTTGTCGCCGTGCTTGACGCGGTGAAAGCCAGAACAACCTCGAACAGATGACCGTCGAAAGCGCCGCCCGCGATGTCAGACGAAACACCAACATATACGCCGGACGGGTAGGTCGAAGTCGAAAGCGGAAATTCGGGGGAAGGGAAGTAGGGAGATACTCCAGCGGCGGTGGGGGCGAGAAGCGGAGTTTCGGAGGTTACCGCGATCACCTGCGAGTAGTTAAAATTGGGGAAGCCTGCAACTGTGTCTTGACGAGCCATGATGTTTGTCCTTTGGAGGCTAAAGAGCCTCGATTGTGATCTTGAGTTTTCCGATGGAAGGAAGAACGGGATGTCCGGGAGGAGTGGTAAAGTGGAGGGAAATAGGATACGGAATTTCTGATTTCCAAATCCCTTCGGCTTTGATCTCCCAAACCTCTTCAGTTTTCTCGTTCCAATAAGGCAATGCCTTTTTGGGGGGCTTGGGGAATCGGCCAACCACACAACTCTTCACGCGCAGTTCCGCGACGATTTTGGATTCATCTGTCATTTTTGGCTCTCTGGGATTCCGGCGCTCTGGCTCGGATCGGCGATTAGTCCATTACCCGGACTAAAACTTTTTGTTTCTTCTTTGGTCTCCTCGAAGGAGCTTTCTTTCTGCAATCAATACATTGACCTTGCAGCCCGTTCCAACGAGAAGCATTTCTTTCGAAACTAGAAAGGGAGATAAAACTTTTGTGTGTGCTACACCAGGAGGTTCCTTCTGGACCCACTTTTCTAATGTTTCTGGGGGCTCTTTTTGGCTTCTCCGGAAGAGGAGGAAGCTCGGCACCTACCATTTGGAAAAGCTCTTGCCAGACTTCTCTGTCGTACCATTTCTTTCGGGCGGAGAAAATATCCCAGAGTTCGGATAGGGTCAGCGTCGGCTCGTCTTTTTCCAAACGAGAAATGGTTCTTATTCTGTGGCAATTGGCACAAACTAATTCGCACTTTTTAAGCTCAGAAACCAGAGCCGCAGGAGTGCAGCGCCTGACTATTGAGGCTATATTCATAACTTTGTCCCCGTCGATGTGGTCAAAATCCATAGCACAAGAGGGGAATTTTCCCCCACAATCCAGGCAGGGTCTGTTTTTCAAAAGGACCAAAAGGGCTTCAAAAACCCTTTTATACTGTTTATTCTTTTGTAAATAGTCCTCTTTGTTTTCCTCGTAGTGGGCGCGATGATAGGCGGGGTCAGAGGGCATACTTCTCCAGAATGGAGCGGAAGACGGGATTCGAACCCGCATGTCAAAGACAGTTGCTTGGAAGGCAACGGCTCTACCACTGAGCGACTTCCGCATGAAACTTGGTAGGCGACTGTGGAATCTAACCACAATGACACCCCTATCGAGGGTGCGTCCTAACATTGGACGAGTCGCCCGTAAATGGTGTGGTCGGCAGGACTCGAACCTGCGGTGAACTGGGTGTAGGCCAGCCGATTTAGCCGCTAATCTACGACCACAGAAATGGGGCGCGTAGCCGGAATCGAGCCGACATTCTGACCTTCGGAGGGTCGAGTTCTGTCCGTTGAACTATACGCGCAAACTGGAACCGACCACGGGACTTCAACCCGCATCAACTTCGTTAGGACCGAAGGGCTCTGTGCATTGAGCTAAGTCGGCGAAATGGAAACCCCATCCGGAGTCAAACCGGAATCTAACGAATAGAAGCCGTTGCTCTCTTCCCTTGAGCTATGGGGTCAAAATTTGGTGCCTCGCCAGGGAATTGAACCCTGTCCAATCGGCTTAAAAGGCCGTTATGCCAGCCATCACACTCACGAGGCAACGTTTGTCGTCCTCGGATTTTCGACTTGTCATAACGTCCTCCAAAATGGTGGGTCGCCAGGAACTCGAATCCTGCTCTGTCGGGTAAGAACCGACTGCTTCAAACCATCAAAGCTTGCAACCCGTGGTAGGCGACCAGGGGGTCGAACCCTGCCGTTGCGCTATTCGAGGCGCTCTCCCGGGGATATAAAGCCCAGCCGCACACCGATGCTATCGCCCAAAACTTTTGTCCATTAACCGGACAATATCCTTCTTCAACTGTGCAACCTTCGCGGGCGGCATGTACAACTCGCCCTTCTTGACCAAGGCTATTCCTCCCTTTTTCACCGTGCCGCCTTTGTGAAAAGTAGCGGGAGACGCTTTGCTAAAATTGGGAGTCGGCAGGCTCGGGGTGTAGCTGGGGCCCGGGGCTTGCCTTGTATTCGCTTGTAGATCGTCTGTTGTTGCTGCGCGAGCAGCGGCGTTCTTGGCTTCAGCGGCCTGCATAGCAGAGCCCACGGCCCCGACGGCGGACCCTACTTTCTGCTTAGTGGTCTGCGGTGTTTTGGAGTCCGGTTTGTCGGTGCCTACCATTGCGTTTGCCACGTATTCTCCTTGTGTTGTCTTGGTGCCGCACGAGCTAATCGAAAGCTAACTCCGAAGTCCTTATGAGAGACTCGTCCAACCTTTGGTGCGCGGCTTACGCAAACTGCGTACATTTGTACTCAAAACGAGTACATTCAAAATGGCAGGAGATGTAGGATTTTAACCTACAAGTTCCGTTTTGGAGACGGACAGTTTGACATTGAGCTTAATCTCCCGTAAAACTGGTGCCCGGTAGAGGAGTCTAACCTCTGTCTCGAAGTTCGTAGCTTCGTGTCTTATACGTTATACGAACCGGACTCAGCGCGAATCGAATCGAACGATTTCCACGAGCATCCGAGGCTCGGAGGCGACCACTACCCCACGCACTGCTTAATATGGTCAGCGGGCCGGGCTCCGCTTCCGGGACACGTGCTTCCGGAGCACGGAGGTTACTAGGCTACACTACCCACTGATAAATTGGTCTGGGAGGGGAATTATGCTATCCCGACACAAGCTTCCAGAGCTTGGATGTTTCTTCTACACTACTCCCAGGTGGTCAGGGCGGTGGGAAATCGAACCCACTCCACAAGTCTCCCAGACTTGGATGCACAACCTCTACACTACACCCTGATAAAACATGGTGCGGATTCAGCGAATCGAACGCTGTTCTTTCGCTCTTCAGGCGAACGCTAAATCACCAGACTAGCTCAATCCGCAAAACTGTGCGTGGTCTCTCCCCGCCGTCACTCCACTCAGCCCCAGGCGATCAACGGGAGACTGCTGCCGCAGGTGTCGCGGTTCTCAGCTTTGGTGGACCAGGAGGGGCTTGATTCCTCGCGCAGACGCTTGCATCCATCTGAAAGTACTGGCCCATTGTTAAACCACTACCAAATATCCCATGCCACAGTCTTTTTCACAGCAGGCATTTCTTTCTCCTGCGCGACTGCTGCCGTTGCAGCACGTCGATACTTGCGATTCCTGATCTTTGCCCAGGATTTACGCCCCGGCCATGCTCCACCATAAGCGCCAGGATAACCACAGAGTTTGCGCCACGCCTCACGAGTCGCTTCCTGTATCTTCCAAGGCATCGTGTTAATCGTTCGGGACACAACTTACTCCTCAAACTTGGTGGAGCCTGTTGTCAGCCACCGGATCGCGCCCGGCCCCATGATGGTTTACATTTGGTGGAAAAGAGGAGAATCGAACTCCTACCTACTGGGTGCAGACCAGTCGTGCTCCCATTACCACTACTTCCCCACATTTCAAACTTACGCCGAGGTCCTACCTTAGATGATGGTGCGGAACTCACCGCATATTCCAGGGAGAGTCGAACTCCCGTTTCTCGGCGCTTCTCGCCAGACGCTTTACCCAAAGCTACTAGGTGGTTTTACCCGGGCCTAGTCCGGACTCGAACCGGATTCTTCTGGCTGCTTGGAGGGAAGGGGACGAGTTGAACGTCCTAGAGAGTGGATTCACAGACCACCGCCGCACCGTTTGGCTTCCGACCCAAAATTTTCCGAGCTTTAGGCTGATCTGCTGGCCAGCTAAAGGGCTAGGCCCACGATCAACTTTTCACTGCACCCTATTTCTAGGGGGTACCCGGTGTAGGACTTGTTGTCCATTACCTGGACGAATCTTGAAGCAAGGTTTACTCTGAAACCCGGCAGAAAAGTCAGACCACTTCGTTTGGTAGAACCAGGCAGGTGTCGCCTGTGTGGAGCGCCCGGACAGATTCAAACTGCCTTCTCCCGGGTACAGGCCGGGCGAATCTTCTGGTATTCTTCAGGCGCAAATCTCAACTAAAGACATTGTACCACAGCAGTCTTCAGCTTGTCAACAACTATTTCAGAAAAACTTTGTGGAGCCGACGAGGGGAGTTCAACCCCTATTTCTGACGTACCAGGTCAGCGTTGTAGCGTTGAACCACATCGGCTTGGAGCCCGGTCGGGGAATTCAACCCCGGTCTTCGCGGTACGAAGGCGAAAGTCTAGCACTGACCTAACCAGGCGTTGTCCATTATCTGGACGAAACATTGCCGCTTGAGGGCCGGATGCTTCCCCGGCTTTTACGAACCGCGTGGTAGGGCGGCCAACCTCGGAGTGCGCATCTCCTGCGGCAAACTAATCGCGCCGTTCCGACCTGCTTAGACCTTCCATAGAAGGCGAGGTTTGCAACCCTCGACAGGCACCTTTCTGGATACTGCGCGAACTTGGAGCGAAGGACCAGACTCGAACTGGCGTCTACGGACTGGCAATCCGAGGTACTAGCCGCTGTACGACCTTCGCAAAAATGGCAGGGGGTACTGGAATTGAACCAGTCTTCAGGGCTTCAAAGACCCTTACCTAAACCAATCGGTCAACCCCCTAAACTTGGCTCGGGCAGATGGAATCCAACCACCGCCATTCGGGTCAGAGCCGAATGTCCTAGCACTAAACGATGCCCGATTAAATTTTGGCTCACCCGGAGGGCCACGATCCCCCAACCTCTCGGTTAACAGCCGAGCGTTCTGCCAATTGAACTACAGGTGAACATTAAACTTGGTAGGGTTGATGGAGCTTGCATCCATTAGGGCCTGCGTGAAGGGCAGGGTGCTCGACTACTTTGCATTCAACCCCAAAACTAAAACGGATGGTGGCCCTACACTTCTTACGCCACTGTCGATGAGGCTTAACTTCCCCTCGTTGCCGAGTGTTGCATCCGTTTAACTTGGCGGCCTACCAGGGAGTCAAACCCTGATCGTGAGGATGAGGACCTCACATCCTGTCGTTAGAAGAGTAGGCCAAAACATGGCCGACTTACATCCCGAAGGAAAGCGGCAAAACTTTGCCGGTCTTTCCCGGCGGTCAGGAGTAGCACTAATCGAGCCTTCTTAACCACGCTCGGGTGGAACCATCAAGGTGAGGGGTTGCCCACGGTTTCCAAACCGTCTCGTTACTGGACTTCGCTGTGCTCACCACAGCCGCCCTATCCGAGTAGCGCGGAAGAAGGGTGCTCAATTAGCTCCTTGAGACGGAGGGGAGCCTGTACAAGCCTACCGGCGGGTACAACATCAAAATGGCGCGAGCGAGGGGACTCGAACCCCCGAATAAATCCTCATGGACAGTGAGGTGCAGTTGCCGCTGTGCTACGCCCGCGTAAGATTGTACTCCAGATTATAAGAGATGAATTTTATCACATCTCCCGCTGCCGGGGTATTAAGTCCATTGTCTGGATGAAGTTCGCAGTATTTGTCCCACGCAGTCTTGTGCGGACATGGTCTGCTGTAATAATTAGAAATACATTCTTCCAGATTCATGCTTCCTCAAATTGGTTCAGGGAGGGCGATTCGAACGCCGCTATTCATTCGAGCTTATGAGGCTGAATGCCACACCAACGGGCCCCTGTATAAACATTATACCACAAAACTGGTGCAAGCAGAGGGATTCGAACCCCCAATGTCATCAAAGATAATCCAGATTTACAGTCTGGCGCACCCAACCGTATGTGCCTTACTTGCGTGGAGGAGAGCAGCCGAATCGAACGGCCATCCTTGCGGAGCCCCGGTTTTCAAGACCGGCTGTATCACCATCAACAGTGCTCTCCAAAACTTACCGCAATCCCTGCGGCCTCACTTTCTGAGCGGTTCAGAGGAAGTGTGTTCAGTAACCCCGAATCCAGGGTGAGCCTTACAGACCGCTAGCGGTACAACGTCAAAACTTAACTCCCCGACTTCTACGCGACACCTTGCTGAGCTTGTCAGGGCCAGCCGGGCTCGGGGAACCGGGTCATATTCCAACCCTTTGACAAGGGAATAAGGAACAGGGGACGACCGGCGGCACACGTCAAACATGGCGGAAGATGAAGTATCGAAACCTTGTCCATTATCTGGACAGCACCGGGTTCGAGCCGGTTTGGGCACCTTGCCCGCCATCTTCCTAAAATGGCGGAAAGTACAGAACTCGAATCTGAATCCTTGCGGATCGCACCGCTTTCCAAGCGGGCCCAGGCCCTGCCCGGTCTACTTTCCATTAAGGAAAAACTACCTACTTTTTCTTGCACAAAACTTGACAAAATGGCGGAAGAGGGGAGACTCGAACTCCCAATACCCGAAGGTATCGCTGCCTTAGCAGAGCAGTGCAGTACCAATTGTGCCACTCTTCCAAACTTGGTGCCGATGAGGGGGATCGAACCCCTACCCCGAAGGACTAGGTTTTGAATCTAGCGTGGCTCCCAATTACACCACATCGGCAAAGCTACTCTTCGTCACACCCGACGTACTCAGACAAAGCGTCGGCAGCCTCGACGTAAGCCCGGCGAAGTTTGTGAAACTCTTCGTCCTTGACTTCGGAAAAATCACTGTAATTCCGGAAGGCATAATCGAAGCCTTCGTTCTCGACGCAAGCTGCAACTTCCCAGAGCTTCATCTTTCCTCCTAATCTTGGTGCGGTTGAAGAGAGTCGAACTCTTACGCTTGTTACGGCGTCTGGTTCTGAGCCAGGTGCGTCTGCCATTCCGCCACAACCGCGTGGTGCCGTCGAGCGGATTCGAACCGCCACTCAATATCTTCTCAGAATATCCCCTCTGCCAATTGGGGTACGACGGCGATTCCGTTCCATCTTGGAACTAAAACTTTGCCGGATTCTGTTCCCAAGTTCCGGCAGACTCGGGCGGTTCTTAAGCCGCCATTGGCAATTCGAAAGGAACTGCGTTTAGTTTTCCGTGTCCCGTTACGGTGGGCCACAGCATCCCGGCACGAAGCTACGGTTCACTGGTTCCGTCGAAACCTGGACGCCCCCTCAATGGTGGAGGCGGCGGGAGTCGAACCCGCGTCCGAAATCATTTCCCCGCAGGGTTGACGTGCGTACTTGGGGCCCCTCTTTTAGGCGGGGGTTGAGAACTGAACCGCGCTCGACTGAGAGAGTCTCTGCGGAGCGGGCGGAACAACAACAGCGTTCGTGGTGATAGTGAACGACATAATCATCACTCGAAACTTTGGAGGACCGTGTCGGAGTCTCGCCGACTAAAGTGGGTTTGCAATCCACTGGTTCCAAAACTTTACCTTCCGGTCCTTGGTGCGGGCGGCTGGATTCGAACCAGCAGGAACCGGGTTTTTAGGACCCAGATGTCTTCCTAGTTGCATCACGCCCGCACCGGCTCAAAACTTGCGTTCAAAACTAAATGGCTGCCGAATGTCGCAAGGCCCCCGAATTCCCCGGCAAGGGCGGTTGTTTTGTACCACGCAGGATTGCCGTCCGGCGCGTTTTGTCAACCCTTATAACAGCCAAACTGTGTCCACCAAAATTATTGTACTACAGGAGGGTTCGGTTTGTCAAGCCCTAAGAAGAGTACAGGTAAGGAGCCCACCGGGCGTCTTCAGCCAACCCCACAAGCCTCAGCAACATACGGGACGTATGGATCGTCAACCGACCAGGGGTGTGCAGCAGCTTCATGCCCGCTTCGTCCGGAGTCCGGTCGCCCTTCTTCCGATTGCATTCCCGGCAGCACGCACAAAGGTTATCCCACCAAAAGCCACCCCCGCGAGATTCGGGCAGGATGTGGTCCAGTGTCAAGACAACTTTACACGGCTTCCCATTTACAATCCGGGTTGAGCCTTCTTTGGCCCCGCAGTATTGACACAAATACCTGTCCCGGGCGTAGATGTTTGACCGAGTCAGAATCGAAATCCGGATCGGAATTTTTTTGTAGTTCCGCAGCCGGATCACACACGGCAGCAGGATCGGAGGATTCTGTCCATTTCCCGGATAAACCGCAACCCCGTAGTCTTCTTCCGTGACCGCCGCACCTTTGACCAGGAGCTTGATCGCGTTCTTGGCCCGGCAAATGCTAACTGGTTCGAACGAGGCATTAAGCACGAGTACGGCTTTGTTAATTAAATTTCCCACGTTCAAACCTCTCGGTTCTGATCGGCTTCCTTCAGGCGCAAGTGTTTGCTTCTCTGTCCCCGTTTTGGGCGGATTTGCGTGTTGCACATTTTCCATCCTGTGCTTTTAACAGAGCCTCGTAGTCTTCAACAGAAATCCCGAAGTTGTGCATCAAACTATTACTGCGACTATTTCTTCTTCCCTTTTCAGATTGGTTGTATTCGTGGAAAACAACGCTTCTTTTGGCCCGCATAATTTCGTCGGGAGTCAAATCAGAAAAATCTGCCGTAAGATACAAAGGTTTGGCTAGAGGCATTTAGAACCTCTCGCTTTAACTTTGATGGGTTCTCCAAGCACGGCTCCATTGTCTGCTCGGTCCACATAAAGAAACCCATCTCCTTTAGAATCAAACCAAAGTATCCAACGCGGATTCTTGCAAGCCGGTTCAATCCACCCGAGAATGCCCGAGCCTTCCTGCTCGTTTGCATACTCCCCTATTTTGACGCCTGATTTTCCTACACCTATTTGCATATTTTCCTTCTCTGCCTGGTGGTTAATGCTACTCCAGATCAGTTTCAATAAAGCCATTATACCACAGGTTGTTCCACGTGCAACAATTATTTTTCTGATCTGTCTACCCGATTGACCAGAATGATTGTTTGTGTTCTGCCCACAAGGTTCACACACTGTTCGGGGTCTCGACCACCATAATCGTGGCCGTCTCCCTCTTTGCCAAACACAATGTCGCTCGCGTCTCCATCCGGCCACAGGTGTTTCAGAGTGCCGCCTTTTTTATCGACCTTCAGGGTGAGGTACTCTTCGCCTCTGATCGTCGCCCGGCCTATTTCCATGTTTCCAGTAATGGAGGATTGTGGCGCTCCGGATACTCTTCGGGTCCGACCTTTTGCTTTGAGCCGGATTGGTTCCCCAACAACAGCCCCGCCAGGTTCGCGCTCTGTGTAAAGAACCGCGTCCCCTTTTAGGTCAAACCAAAGAATCCATTGAGGGTTATCACACGTGGGTTCGATGTATCCGAGGGGGTCCTCGTGCGGCCCGTATTCAACTACGTTTACGCCTTGCTTGCCTTTTCCTATTTGCATTGTTTTCCTTCCGTCTCGTAGTGGTCGTTGTTACTCTACGAAGACTGTACAACACTTTGTCCATTTCCGGACGACTACCACAACCCGTTGAAAGCCCCGAGGGCCGCCAACTGCTTCATACGTTTTTGGAACTTGCGCCCGTGCGCTTGTTCCTCGGGAACCTTCCACTGTTGTACGTGGACCATCTCGTGGATTAAAGTCCCAATCCAAATCCGGGATTGCTTTCGGTACAGGGGGTTGAGACTAATCCGGATAGGTCGTCCCGTTTCGTGGTCGGACCAAGTACTCCCCAAGATCATTCTGGCTCTTCCTCCCGCAAATGATCTTTTGTCGAAGCCGACGCGAAGGTCTTTGGGAAGTCTTCCCCCGAAGTACCGGGAGTTTAGAAGGTGGTACAGTTCTTTGGGGGTCGGCGGTTTTTCCTTCACAGGCTTCTTTTGCCCCCACGAGGATTCATTCGGACCCCGGCTTGCTTAAGCCGTCTTGAAATGGTCTCTCGGGTGGTTCCAAAGAGTTTCCCTATCTCTTTCGCCGACAAACCGCGACCGGAATCGTACAATTCAATGATCTTTGGAAGGGGGAGTTCTAATCGTCCGTAGCCGCCCATTGGCAAGGGCTTCGGTCTGTTTTGGTTCTCGACAACCTCTTCCGTTCCCCAAGGCACAAAAAAGGGAACAGAAGCCTCTTCGACATAGTTCGCTGCTTTTCTGAGAAGAGTCGAGTCGTCGTGAAGCTGCCCGATTCCACGGTTACATAAATCGCAAAGCAACCCGCGTACCTGCCCCGTGATATGATCGTGGTCCACGGCTAAGCTTTTACCAGACCGATGGGTGTCCGATCCAGAAGGAACAAACCCACACAAGGCGCAAGCTCCCTTCTGTTTTCTCAGTATTGCGTCGTATTGATCCAGGGTAAGATTAAAATTATCCCGGAGTTTAATCTTTCTTGAACTATGCCGAGCCCTTGCTTTCACTTCTTCGGGGTGGGTTGCCCTGTATATTTCTCCTCGAATCTTGCTCCGGAGTTTTTTCTGTTCTTCTTTTGGCAGAAGTTCGATACCCTCGATACGGTGTTTTATTGGGACACCCACGCAACACTCTCCTCAGCGGTCAACAAGATAGTCAATAAGACTTGGATTTTCTTGCAATACTTGGAGGAGAACAGGAGACACGGCTAACACAAACTCCTCATCATCCAACTTTCCTCCCATCACTACAGTAGGATGCGTACAAGCATGGAGGCACTCGTGCAACAAAATTTCACGGGCTTTGGACTTCCGTAGTCTCGCTCTTACACAAATCTGAAGATCATTTGTCGAGCAATGACCGAGGTCATTAGGCATGAAAGAGGCGGGTTTTCGGAGAATAGTATAAACGTGGGGCCCCACCCTAACACTGCTCGGCATTGGAACGGGCTTGGGCATCAGTCTCCTACTCGCTAAAACAACGTCCCAAGAAAAAGGCCACCCAGAACACCGGCTACATCAAAGCCCAGAGAGCGGAGGAAAACCATAAACACCTAACGCCGTCCGTCATCACAGAGAAGGACACGGCACAACCGGCGGCATAAACAATCAACAGGGAGATTAAGAGCATAACTACTCCGGCATCGGAACTTGGTAGTTGGCCGTCAGCTTTTGGACGTAGGAAGCGACACCGGGGGAAAGATTCACCATCGGATGTCCGGCGTTCCAGCACTCCCCAATTCCGGCCAGGCTTGAAGGCTTCCACCGAGCCAAAAGGTGGTTCAGGAACCCGACCGTGGCCGAAGCGCATTTCCCGAGATCGGACATATCCTTGGGCGAGAACCCGGGAGGGCAATTAGGAAACATTATCTGCCAGGGACCGTAAGAGCACGCTGCGGCAGAGCCGTACTTCTTCAGGAGGGGGGCCATTACCGGACCGGAGCCATAAACACCCCCCGAGTCGAAGGCCGGTTCGTGCCGGGGAACGCAATTAACACCAAAGCTCGACTCGTTCCCGCTCATAGCCCATAGTAGTTGGGTTCCGTCAACACCGGGAGGCAGTCCGAGTAGTTTGGGACCCGATACCCGGCATTGGTCTGCGATCTGTTGGGGGGTAAAATTAGTCACGCAGGTTTCCTCGGGGTTGGGTGTTGGTTATTTAATCAACATTTGCTTTTGGTTTGGAAAAAGCCCCCCAAGGGGCCCCAAAGTACCAAGCCGGTTTTTGGGAGACCCCTTTTCAATTCTAAAGGGGTTATGAACCGAGAGGATTTGAAACTGTTTACTACTTAATCAACTTTTCTCCTCAAAACAGAATCTGAGAAGAAGGAAGGGGGTTTACTAGGTCACGTAGCCTCCCCACGGCACCCCTAAGGGGGCAAGGCCACCCCCACCTAAAAACCACTCAGGGTCCCCTCTATCCTATTGATTCTAAACACTCTAGTCTCAGTCGCGCTGTACTGTGCTGCGCCGTTCTTCGCTCTGTCTTGTCTCGTCTACGGCACAGTCTGGCTGTAAGCTATTGATTCTAATACTTGATTAGCTAACGATCATTAGTAATGGGCAGGTTTCACTACGATCTGCTCGCTGGTCAGGCGCTTCCAATGTAAAGCTGGCTTGCCATGTAACCACCATACATCGACTCAGGCAGCAATCTACCTAGTACCTAGAGCCGCTTCAACCGTACCAGACAGCTTAGGCGCAACCCTGCGCGGCTTGGGCTTAACTCGTTTGATTCCAACCAGTTGCCGTGTGGCGTCTAATCTCTCTTGCACAGTTGCGTTCTTATCCTCAGCTATAGCGACTAGCACCCGTTCAATACGTTTGGTGAATGACAGAGAATGTGCGGGCATGACCTATGTGCTTTGCTATGAGATTACGAGGCCAGTGTGACTATTGCAGTCAGGCGTAGAAAACTGGCAGCGCGGTGTGCGCTTTGCGCGTATGCTGGCCTCTACTCGCTATAGATAACGATTGACGATACAATGGGCGATCCGTCCATTACCCGGACAAATGAAAATAAATTACGACCGCATATTCATTGGCTGGATTGAGTTTTGCACAGCCTGACCGCTTGACACGTCTCGGTAATAAGCGCAGTCTCGAATATGTAAGCAGTTGAGCAGCACAACAGGGAGACAAGACAATGGGTGACAATGCAGCGGTATTACAAGGATTCACGCGGGAAGTGGTTGCTTCCAATGCAGCGATGGACCTGTTCTTGCTCGTCAAGCCGGGTACCGACTTTGATGATGCGTTCCGGGCTTGGGATGCAGACGGGCAGGAATTTATCCGCGTCAATGGCTGGCTGTTCTCAGTTGAGGATACAGCAGCATCTTCACGGCATTTTAATTCATAGGAAAGGGGTTACACCATGTATCGCATCTACACTGAGGACGTGAACAGACAGGACGTTTACGCTACCCTCGATTCTCACGTCTCAGGTTACACTGTTCTGGAAACCATCGGCTCGTGGAAAGGGCAGCGGGAAGATTCTCTAATCATTGAACTGTTGGACGTTCCGGCCTCTACAGTCACGGCAATAGCTCGAACGATCAGAGCGCACAACAAGCAAGAATCTGTGCTGGTCGTGGTCGTGCCGGAATCCCATGTTTTTATCACTGACTGATCTTCGCGGGCTGGCCGGTCCCGGTAAACTGGCCATTCATACGGACTTATGAAGAGGGCATGGCCGTTGGAATGAAGATCGCGGCAGCGGGCGGCAACGGCACTTTGGGCGCTATCTTCCGCTAGTAAACCTGTCCAGATAATGGACAATCGCAGAGTGAGGCACGGCGCAGCGTGCCTTTAATGCGGCGGTATCGTTTCAAGCCGATACGCATAGAAAGGGAGCTATGAATCAACCCATCACCACGGCGGAGTATATCACACTGCAAACGGCTTACGACTTCTTCAATCAGGAGCTATTTGCCGGGAAGTTGCCGCAATGCCTGATTACCTTGCAGCGCAAGAAAGGCGCAAGGGGTTATTTTAGCCCGGACAGATTCTCAGGTCGCGGCTTCGAGGGCAAGGCGCACGAATTGGCCCTGAATCCAGATTGTTTCGTGGACCGCACGGATGAAGAGATTCTTTCCACTCTGGTACACGAGCAAGCGCACGTTTGGCAGCAGGAGTCAGGCAAGCCCGCCCGCAAGGGCTATCATAACAAGGAGTGGGCCTCGAAGATGAAGGATGTGGGCCTCTATCCCTCGGATACGGCGCAACCTGACGGCAAGGAAACCGGCCAGAAAGTGTCGCACTACATCATCGAGGGAGGCGTTTTCTCTCTGGCCTGGGCCAAACTTGCCAAGACGGGAATCAAGCTGTCCTGGGAATCCAAAGGCAAGGCAATAGTCCGCACGGCGAAAGCCGAGAGTAAGGTCAAGTACACTTGCCCCAATTGCGAAGCGAACGCCTGGGCCAAACCGGAAGCTAACCTGCTTTGCGGCGCTTGCTCCTCCGAAGACGGCGGGCTAGTCGATATGATCGCGGCCTGATTGCAAGTTGTTTCGTACCATACAAACCGCGCCTATCCGATGGTAGGCAAACGGGAAAGGCTCTCAGGTCACAGATAGTGACTGGCAAGAGAGCAGAAAGGGAGAAAATGAGCAAGACAAGGCTAGTGGTAATCATCCGGCAGCACGGTTTCAGAGCGTGGATTTCAAACGGTCACATCTTCGCCGAGGATGTAGTTTACGACCGGGCGGGCGGCAAGCACCTGGCCGCCGTGGAACTCTGGCCGTCCATCAAGGCAGTCAAGGCTTTTCTCGGATACTAACTTCAACCAGAATCGAGGCGCAAGACAATGACAGTGCAGGAGTTGATTGACAAGCTAAACACAATGCCCGCAGAATTACGGAGTGCTGAGGTTGTAGTTCAAACCGAAAATGACTACGGCGGCGCGGAGTCGATAACGGCAAAGTGCGGAGAAAATCAGTTCTGGTGGGCGCCCGCACAAGTTATTATCTCCGCACGATACTAGTCCAGGTAATGGACTTCCACAACCAGCACTTGACACGTTTGATCGTTAGGTGTAACGTCAATCAAGATGTATCACGGCGCAAGGGGGCGCAAGAAAATGTCAGACACTCGGATTGTAAACGCAATAGCGGCGAGAATTGCCGGAGTTTTCGATGATCGTGACTTGCGAGAACTAGGGCCACTTTTCCCTGACCGCATGGAGGATATTGCAAGGCTGCTCTCCATGCGAACCTCACGACGCAAGATCAAGACGTAACCGGCCTCAAGGCCGTAACGCACCTTTGCCCTATCTCAAGCTAGGGATGAGAAAGCCGGAGAGCGGAGGAACAAAGTGAACGATTCAACTGTAAAACTCGCGGGGCTTGCTGGTCTGGTAGTCTTCGCTATACTCGTTCGACTGGCTTATGCGTGGGCCTCGCGGCGCGATGCTAGAGCCAGGGCCAGGAGCCGAGACGCTGAACACAACCGGATGGTGGAAGAACTAGCCGCCAGATGGTGGTTTGAAGAGGTCTTGCTCATTCCCGATTCACACGAACCACGGCATTACACGGACGCAAACCAGTTTGACATAATGATTATCAACCCGCGTCTACGGTGGTAAACAGTCCAGATAACGGACTACCGCGATTGACCAGAAAAGAGGGGCTATGATTGACGTTGGCCTAAAACTCGCAAGGCGATACGCTCGTGGTGAATGTATTGCTTGCGGCCACAAAGTTTGCTCGTGCAAGACGAAAGGCAAGCTCCGCAACCATCCAAAGGGCATTGGACGCGCCGAAACAAGAGAGCCGTCTATGACCATAATCCGGCACGAAGCCGGGCAACTGTCCGGGTAATGGACTTCTCACTCAGTCTCACGGCGCTCAGGAGGGCGCGAAACATGGACAAGATCAGGGCGCAGCGGGCAATCGAGGGTGTGCTGGCGCAGTTCGACTTTGAGCCGGTACACGATCACATGTTACGGGTCAACTGGCAGTATTCGTCAGATTCTATGCGGGAACCCTCGGCGGTTCCGGGCATCGACCGGCTCAAGGATATGGCGCGGGAAGTCCTTCAATCGGCGGTTTACGGGAAGTATTGCACCGAGGGCCACGCTTCCGTTAGGTGCGGCGGGTTTGAGGCCCGGATTGACAGATGGCCGAACTCTGACACTTTCACGATGGCCCTTTCTTTCGTTCCGTTCCGCACCGAGGAGAGATTCTAGCCGGGCGTAAGCCCGTAATGCGCCGATGGTCCGTCTCAAGTCGGACAGGTGGAAAGCAGAGAGCGGAGGAAACAATGGAAACCACGATTCCCTTTACCGGATTTTACGAATCGGACCACGAGTCACTGATCGAGAACGAATTGGAGCAGATGTTCTCGGACAATAACGGCGACCCTTTGCCCAGTGCGGGCGACTCCTGGGAACACATCGACTGGGCCAAAGTCCATCTGGCCTATGCTCAAGAGTACGCGGGGCAGTTCTTCGCGCTGCTCTCGGACGCGGCGAAGATCAAGATTCCATACAAGTTTGTGGAGTTGACTTCGCCCGGCTCCTACAACTTCACAACTGATCGAATTTTCTGCACGGTTTCGCAACGCACGGCGCGGGCCTTGTACAAGCTGGCGGACAAAACCGCGCTGGACAAGCTGATCAGAGACAAATTCACGTCCTATGACGGGTTCACGTCCTACTATGACAATTCCCTCACGGCATGGCCGAAAGACGTTTTGAAGTGGGACGCAAACCAGATCGGCACCCTGGTGGAGTCTGTTTTCTTCCAGTTCTTCGCCCGGAAGGACTTCCACGCATACGAAATGATGGTAGATGAAAACGGCGAGATCGACTCCCTGCTGTATGACGCCTTGGACGCGGAAGGGCGCAAGATTCTCAAAACCGAGAGAGCAACGGCAGACGGCGAAGAGTAGTTCATTACCCGGACGGCGGGCCGGTAGATTCCCGCCACTTTTTACCGGCATCATTGGAGGACAACATGGACCACCAAAAACTAGCACGGATTAACAACCTGGGGCGCGAAATTATGGCCCTGGAATCACGGCTGGCTTCTGTCCAGTTTCACATTCAGGCCGCACGCGAGCGTTTGAATGAAGACAACCTGACTTTCCGGGATTGGAGCGAAGCCGCGCACGAGTACGGCGTATCCTCCGCTTCTGCCTTTGCCCTTGACCACCGCTTGACTATCGTCCGGGGCCGGTTTCACTTCGAGGCGGACACGATTTAGTCCATTACCCGGACAGAGTTTTCCACGGCCTGGGCTTGACAACGATTTTTAACCGTGCTATGCTAAGCACATCCTCAAGAAAGGGGCGCACAATGAAGGCAGGAGACATAATTCACATCAACGCCGACACGAAAGATTGGGGGCGGGTTGCCTCAGACGGCCTCGTGGTCGCGGTCTACTCCAACCAGTTCATCCAGGTCTACGCAAATAGCATCCTGGCAACGGTCACAGTCCGCAAGGCGGAAGTTTCCCCGATTCAAAACCCGGTCGAGGACTTCGCCGAGCGCATCAACCCCACCAACCTCGGATTCTCGCCGAAAATGACCGCTCTGATCAGGGCCATTATCGGCCATGACTACGGAGTGCGGGACGGGCGCGGCGGAACGCTCACCAGCTTGTCCATTACCTCCGATGGATTCGTGATCTGCGGCAGCACGGCATCAGACGGGGGCGGCGCTTTCATCGGCTCGGCCTCGGACCTAGACAGGAACCTTGCGGATTACCGTTTCCAACTGGCCGCTGAGAATGACGAAGACGCGGAAGAATTCGACCGGCTGTATGTCGCCAACGTCAAGGACTGGCGGAACTACTAGCCGTTGTTTCGTACCATACAAAACCGTCCAGATAATGGACAGAAAAGGGGAGCCGATGGCGCACGAGTATAACGAATGGTATGTGGACGTTCCCAAGCAGCCCAACCTCGATCCGGGAATGGACAACGAGTGGGAGAACGTCCAGACCTTTGCAACTAGGGAAGAGGCTATTGCCTTTGCCAAAGAGCAGTTTGGTGCGGACGATGAAGGGCGCGTCTCGCTCGTAACCAGCTAATCCAACCCGCGCCCGCCCGGTATGGCGGGAAAACGGGAAAGTGACCCAGGCGGCCCAACCGCTGGCGAGGGTCGAGAAAGGGTAAAATGCTAAGCGGAGAGCAGTTGATAATCGTTGCCTACACGCGGGAAGATGAAGTGATCTGTCGCGCTTGCGGCGAAGCCGGACACGAGAGTATGGGTCACGCTCTGTCCGCATACGAAGCCGGGGAGTACGCGGGAGCCGATGGTCTGACCTGCGAAGACTGCGGGAAAGAAATCATCGAAGCCTACCAGTGGGCCTGCCCGCATTGTGGCCGCTTGTACGAGGGCTTTGAAGCGGAAGACTCGGAGAACGAGGAAAACAAGACGGGGAAGTGCTTCGAGGACTGCCCCGGCGAAGACACCGAAGACGAAGACGAGGAAACGGACTGACTCCTCGCGGCGTCCAGGTAATGGACTTTTAACCCGGCCCGGATGGGCGAGAATTGAGGCGGCATGAAAGTCGAATTTGTAAGAGAGTTGCCCAGGTCTGGAACGGGGGCCAGCCAGTGCCTTGTGAAGAAGGGCGAGGAGTTCTTCGTCGTGTCTTCGGTAGTCGTCATGTTTAGCGGGTTTGAAACCCTAGTCTTTCCCGCTGATAGCGCCGGGAAGATCACGGACTGGATGGAAGTTGCGGGCGGGCGCGGTGTGTCCCGCGAAACGGCCATTGAAGACCTGGAACACGTCTAGCCTAACCGTTCGCCGGGAGCGTAACCCGGTATGACCTCAAGAGCAAGCCTTCACGCGGCGGGGTTGAGCGACTACTAATTGCTCGGAAAGCAGGACACAATGGCAATGCCCAAGAAAGATTTTATCGCCCTGGCTGACAAGGTGCGCGGCCTTCAACCCCTCAACGGTCAGGGAACAATCCTGGCTCAGCGGGCCGAAGATTGGACCCGCTTGGTTTACGCTCTGGCCGACTTCTGCGCGGAGCAAAACCCGGCCTTCAACCGCGCCCGGTGGATTGGCTACATCAAGGGCGAGTGTGGGCCAAACGGCGGCGCTGTCAAGCCGGTAAAGGCCAAGCAGTGGCTCGGATAACCATCAACCAGTCCATTACCTGGACTAGAAAGGCGGCGCGTATGGCCGTTCCTCAAAACGTACTCGATGCCGTCTACGGCTCAAAACCGGCAGACTGGCGTCAACACAAAAATGGTGGGGGTTGGGTGTACAAAACCGCCACAGTTGAAGACTCGGCCTATCTTCATCCAACCTCAATCGTGTTCGGCGATGCGCAGGTGTCCGGCGATGCGGGGGTGTTCGGCGATGCGCGGGTGTTCGGCGATGCGCAGGTGTCCGGCAAGGCGTGGGTGTTCGACGATGCGCGGGTGTCCGGCAAGGCGCAGGTGTCCGGCAAGGCGCAGGTGTCCGGCGATGCGTGGGTGTTCGGCGATGCGCAGGTGTTCGGCGATGCGCAGGTGTCCGGCAAGGCGTGGGTGTTCGGCGATGCGCAGGTGTCCGGCAAGGCGTGGGTGTTCGACGATGCGCGGGTGTTCGACGATGCGCGGGTGTTCGGCGATGCGCAGGTGTCCGGCGATGCGGGGGTGTTCGGCGATGCGCGGGTGTTCGGCGATGCGTGGGAAACAACCCCCCCTCTCCTGTATGGAACCAAGCACCCCCTTTCGCTTTGCTCCCTTACGCAGATCGCCATCGGCTGTCGCGTTCACGACTTCGCCTATTGGCTCGAACACGGACCGGCCATAGGCCGCTCCGAAGGCTACACAATCGAGCAGATCGCGGAGTACAGGCGACACTTCATGTACCTCAAGGCAATTGCCAAGAGGCTCCAGGCCGCGCAGAAGAAGGCGGCGAAAGCCAAGAAGTAAAACCCGGCCCAGCGGAACCTGGGATGCTCCCTAATCAACCAGCGTCCAAGTCGCGGGGAGCGGGCAACGTCCAGATAACGGACGGCTAATGGTGAAAGAGGTTTGAAATGAGTCTATCAGAGCAAGCGAGGAACTTGCATAATTGCTACGAACTAACCGAAGGGCAGGTCCGCGAGGCGACTGATGAGGCTTTCAACGCCGCACAGGCTGTGCTAAGCGACTACGGGTATTCGGTCAGCAACACCGACCCCGCCGAGGAACTTGTAGCGGCAATCTACAAGTATTTCGTGGACTCCGCCGAACCAGACGCTCCGGGGGATACGGAATCGTGCTAGTTCGCTCCTTCATCCAACCCCCGGCAAGGCTAAGCCGCCGATCTGTTCACTCCCTGGCGGACGCCGCACACTCCTTGTCCAGCTTTCTCCGGGCCAAGGCCAAACCCCGCACGGCAAAACCGGAGTGGACGTGTACGGCTTGCTTGGCGGGAAAATGTAGTCTCTGCGTCAGCGCCCGGTGTGTTTGCGGGCAGAAAGAGGGGCACAAGTGACCGTCCAGCAAGCCGCATGGCTCGGCGAAGACGACGTGGTAGCCTCCGCTTTTCAGCACGACCGGCTGACCCCGGTCCTGACACCGCGCCATAGTTTTCCACAGGCGGACTTGACAAGCAGAGCCAGGTGCGCTATTATGATTTTAGCGGTCGCAGTGCTGATCTGGCTGTAGGCCCCAAACCGAAAAGTCCATTAACCGGACAGAAATGAGACCAAATGACCGGCCAGCCCAACAGCACGAGATTCTACCAGGAGGAGATCGAGAACGTCACCCTCCAACTCACGCAGGACGTGACCCCGAAGCAACGGCACGACCTCGAAACCAGGCTCCGGGTCGCTAAGCAGTATTTGGCTGAACCCACCCCTGTCCCGCACACACATCAGCAGCGTCTAGACGATCACCGGTAAAGATTTTCACCCGCGTAAACACTGGAGATAAATGAGATTTGCACAGATTATCCACAGTTTAGTGCGATATTGCACTTGACATACAAAGCAGGTTTGTATACTATTTAATCATGCATCTGACTTACGAAAGGCTTACAGCATGAAAGAAATACCGCAAGTGTTGAACGTGATAACCGATGTTGTCCTGTCGCACAGGCCAAAACCGAAGTCAAAAGCGGCGAAGAAGCGCAAACGGAAAGAGGACAAAAATGCAAAAACTGCTCGTTAGCTTTTCAGGGGGGCGATCCTCCGCTTACATGGCGTGGCATATTAAGAATGAATGGTCATCTACCCACGAACTCGCTTTTGTCTTCGCCAACACAGGTAAAGAACGAGAAGAGACGCTTGTTTTCGTGCAACGGTGCAGCGATGAATGGGGTCTGGGAGTTGTATGGGTTGAGGCTGTGGCTCACGCCGAACGAGGAATTGCTTCGACTCATCGCATTGTGAATTTTTCCACTGCATCCCGAAATGGAGAGCCGTTCGAGGACGTTATCAAAGTCTACGGTATTCCGAATATGAATTACTTGCACTGTACCCGCGAACTCAAAGCCAATGCCATTCGTAGCTACATGCGGAGCATCGGATGGGAAGAGTATTTGACCGCCCAAGGAATTCGCATTGATGAGCCAAAGCGTCTCAAACCGAAGGAAGGGGTCATCCGACCTTTGGCGGAGAATTGGCCCACAACCAAACCTGAAATCGTAGATTGGTGGAAAGATCAGAAGTTCGACCTGGGTTTGAAGGACCATCAAGGGAACTGCGATTGCTGCCACAAAAAACACATTCCAAAACTTGTTAGGATCGCGCAGGAAACCCCCAACTCCTTTAATTGGTGGGGCCATATGGAGCATCAATATGGGCTGGCCGGGCATAATGAAGACGGTACCCCTCGCACCTTTTTCCGTGGTCATAGATCAGCATCCGATATTGTGGAGATGTCCAAACTTATGACCCTTCCGCCCATTCCAGACGAAGATGAAGACGCTGGATGCAGCGAAAGCTGTGAGGCTTTCGTATGAAAGCACAAAACGGAAGTCAAGTATATAATTCCCAATCGTCCTGAGTGCAATAGCGTATTTTCAACGGTTTACAACAAAAGCGCATAAGAGCATACCTTGTGCGTCAAAGGAGAAACAAAGTGGTAATGAAACGCGAAGTGGACAAGGAAATACCCCGGCCTCCATCAATCAAACTGAGGGATTACTTTGGGGCGCTAGCGATACAGGCGATCATCAGCCGGGGAGATTTGGACATGGACATGAACGTGATGCCCTATTGCCTGGACGCATACACGATAGCCGACGCGATGCTCGAAGTTCGGCAATTAAGCTCTACGGAGTCAAAGACCCCAAAGTTGAATGCCGCTGAAGTCCGCCTCATCCTTGCTCTAAGGGGGATTGAAGAGAGTCCCGCCGATGGGAAATGTGACGAGATGGACTTGGTTAATGCCGCTGTTGAGGCATACATCGAGGAAACCTCCGCCGCGCGGTCCTTGCCGTAACAGGTGCAATATCGCACCAAAACGTAGTACATCATGCAAGGGAGGAAACAAAAAATGGAGATGCAGATGAAAAGGAAATTCAGGTACGCGGTAATTCTTGGCGCTGAAGATGGCGGGCGAATACTTTCCCGCCACTACCGCGATGATGATGCAGAAGCCTCGGCGAGGCGCTACCAAAATACTCCAGAGGGATGCTACTCTCATCCTTTCGTTGCGCCCATAGAAAGAGTTTCAGAAATACTCGGGCGGATCAGTGGCGCATCTGGCACACATCATGCAAGGGAGGAAACACCTATGAACAGCGACGGAAACGATGAACACCAGGATGGGTGCGTGTGCCGGGAATGCAGGCCATAACAGCAGTACAGCGCATTGGAGGCGCAGGAAATGATTGAACTCAAAAACATCTACGGCGCTGTGATTTATACAGCTCCGAACATTACGACGGTAAAAGCAACTGTGGAAGAGGCAGTATCAAGCGGTGCCGACCTGAGCGGTGCCTACCTGCGCGGTGCCGACCTGCGCGATGCCTACCTGCGCGGTGCCGACCTGCGCGGTGCCTACCTGCGCGGTGCCGACCTGCGCGATGCCTACCTGCGCGGTGCCGACCTGCGCGGTGCCGACCTGAGCGGTGCCGACCTGAGCGGTGCCGACCTGAGCGGTGCCTACCTGAGCGATGCCTACCTGCGCGGTGCCGACCTGCGCGATGGAAGAATCTCGGCAATGCGGTGCATGGCGTACTCAGCTTACCCTTACCAGATTCAGGCTGTACTTTTCCAAGACGGCTCCCGGTGGGTGCGTATGGGGTGCCTCTGGAAGTCACTCGAAGATTGGGAAAAGATAGGTATTCGCAAGAGCAACTTGTCTGAGTTCCCCGACGACGGCTCTGATCGCAGCGAAGAGCGTATTGCGGCATTTGAGTTTGCCAAAGCAGCCACGCTTCGTATGAAACTTCCAACGGAGATCGCAAAATGAAAGCACTGCAAGCCGTACTCGACAACCGCGACGCACTAGCGCCGCTCGGAGCCTACGCAATCTTGGTTTTTGTGCTCTTTGCGCTGGCGTTTTGAACCACAATCGGCAGACTTGCTCTGCTCTGGCCGCTCCGAAGTCGCAAGCAAAGCTAGGAACTGAGAAGCCTAGACTTTAAGCGGGCCGGGAGCGGCCAGGAAAGCGCAAGATGCTAACAAGGAGAAAACAAATGCTCTCAAATGAATGGGTTCTCAGGCACGAAAGATTCATCTATCGTGTAGGCTTCACAGTTATGTTTATAGCTGTGTTTATGCTTGTAGCATGGTAACATTCTCGCTGTATCAAGAAAGAGGCAACATGATAGTCAAGCAAGGGAGTTTAGGCCCGACCTGGGCGGAGATAGTCGCGGCCAGGAACAAGCGGGAAGACGAGGCGGTCGCCCGGAGATTCAAACGTGACGAGCGCAGCCAGTGGGACAACCAGTGGGACAACGGGTACGAGAGGGGGCCACGATGAAGCATCTGTCCTGTCCGAAGTGCAGCCGGGTTGTCGATATTGAAGCGACCTATGTGACCACGGCGATGGTCAACAACGAACTCAAGACCTTCCGCGTGGAACACGGCCACAGTACCACGAAGGGGAGCGAGTTGCAGTGCGCTTGCGGCCAGTTTCTCAAGTAACGCAGATGGGCCGGACAAACCAGTCCGGTTAATGCGGCAGCGCCCGGTTCCAAATGCCGGGGCAACGCAGAGGAGGAACAATGCACGATTTAGCAACGATCATCGCCATCAATCGGCAGCCCACACCGCCCAGCATGAAAGACCGCTTCGGCTGCTTCACCGAGCAGGAACAAATTATCCTGCAACGGGCTTTGTTGGACTTTTCGATGAAGCAGACCTCGGCCTATAGAACGGCCAATGACTTCACAATTCGGAGTTTGATGGCGGGGGGCACTCTTCCCTTGGTCTACTTCGGAATTGAAACCACCAACCGTTTGGTGGATGAGATCAGCCAGACCGGGTCTCGACCGGAGGCCGCTTGATACTCTCAACCCCAACGTGTGACACTCTCGGCTGCACGAAGACTCACACAGCCTCGAACGGTTGGTGGGTTGTCCGGGTAGTGGACTTTTACAAAGAACTCTGGAAGTGGGAGGACGCAGAAGCCGTGGGCGTACTCAAGGGCCCGAAGACCTTCCACTTCTGCGGGCAAACGCACGCTCTACAGTTTCTATCCTCAGAGATGGGGAGCAAGACAGATAAACCGGAGGAGAAATGACCAACCACAACGACGGCCTCGGCTGCTTCCGGGGCTTAATGTACGCTCTGCCTTTGGCGCTGCTGTGCTGGGTGCTGATTATCCTGGCCGTCAGGTGGGGGATGAAATGACCGACTTATCTCTGAGAACCACCCGGCTGAACTTCAAAACCTCGGACGCCGTTTGGGAAAGGGGGAAGCACCGGGAGGTTGTGATCGAAGCCCGCCCCCGAACCTGCACCGTGCGCCTTGCCGGAATGAGAACTTCCTTCACCATCGAGTGGTCCGCGATTCACAGCTTGGCGGCGAAGATGGCCGTCGCCGCTGAGAAAGCAGAGAAGAAGAAAGCGAAGAAAAAGTGAGTTTTCCACAGATTTCTTTGCAAAGGTTGCGAGTTTGGCACGGGAATTGCTAGTAGTATAGCGGGCCAATTCAGACCCCAATTCCCTACAAAGAGGCAACTTAATGCAAATTGAAGATTTTGAACGGTTTATGTCCGAACAACTGACGTGCAGCATCGACGACGTACCCGCTGGACAGGGGGCAATCTACTTGATTACGAATCTTGTCAATGGAAAAGTGTATGTTGGGCAGACTTGGGGTTCGGTGTCCGCTCGGTGGACGAGCCATCTGCACGACGCCGAGAATCGTCCGCAGTTTTATTTTCACCGCGCTCTCAACAAGTACGGGAAGGAAAATTTTGTAGCGGGGGTTTTGGGGTGGGCCAAAACCGAAGAAGAGTTGAACGATTTGGAAATCCTTTGGATACTGCTTCTCGACTCTGCTGACCGAAAATATGGGTACAACTCTACCCACGGCGGAAGAGGAGGAAAGTTCAACAGCGAAGCGAAAGAAAAAATGTCAGAAGCTCATAGACGACGGTATGAAGACCCGGCGGAGCGCAAGAGGCAGTCTGACTCCATGAAACGAATGTGGTCCGACCCCGACATCAGAAAGAATATACTGGCTGGCCAAACAAAATGGCTTGAAAACCCCCAAGGGAGGCCGATCCGGTCAAAACGCGCCAAGCAAGTAGCAAACCGCCCGGAGATTAAGCAGAAAATGTCCGAGAACATGACAAAACGGTGGTCTGATCCAGAAAAACGTCAGAAACAATCCGAAAAATCGAAGGAAGCCTTGGCCGACCCGAAAGTCCGAAAGAAAATCTCAGAAGGAACACGAAAGGGATTGGAAGAAGCCAAACTCCGGCGAAAAGAGCAAGGAATTGTGAAACCAAAGAGAGTTCAAAGCCGAAACGCCTTGGGAAAGTTTATTAAGGAGGAGGGGAAGAAATGAAACACGTCATTGTGATTGAAACCTCGGACGACCGGCCCCTGAATAAGCGGACGCTGTGTCTATTCCGAGCGCAAGCTATCTGCGCCCTTCACGACCTGGCGACAAAGTACGTGGGTTTGTCCTTCATTAACACGCGGTTCAACGTATCGTCCGCCACCGTCGCTATTCACGAAATGTACAATCTACCGCCCTGGAACCCGGAAACGGGAACCAGCGAGTCGTCCAGGTAATGGACAGAAAGTGAGATGTTATGGCACAGTGGCAGCGACACTTGGACATGAAGGACGTGTGGGACAGCGGAGACATTCCTCTTGTTGCCCGCACTGCGGCAGACCGTTTGGAGGTTTTGGCCCCCTTCGGCGGCAACTACCTGGACGACGAAAAGCTGGACCTCGTGGACGAACTACGCGCCCTAGCCGAAGACGAAGGAGCAACAACCAGCGACTTCGACAACGTGTGGGGCCGGGTTTACGATTGGGCCGACACGCCACTCGACTCCAGCTTCGGCGGAAAGAAAGTTTGTTGGGTTGCGACGTTCTAAACAACAAGTCCAGGTAATGGACAACCAACCAAAACCCGAAGGAGGGTTTATGAAGCGATGGAAGATTGATTTCGGAGGCTCTGTAATCGTAGAGGCCGACGACCAATATGAAGCCGAAGCCTTGGCACGAGAGCGCGTTTCTTCTGACGGCGACTGGGCTGAACAGAGGCGGTGTCGGCAAATCAGCGGTTTTGACTACGAGGAGAACTAAATGGGCTTGCAAAACCTGATTACCTATTTCTACCCCGACCATTGGCGCACGAATGACCTAGCCGTTGAAGTCAGGCTTCTGGGCAAGCGTGTAGGGTATATTCGTCAAGAACGGCTGCGCGATTTCAAGGACGAGATCGAGAATTTGGAAGATGTGGCCCGCCGCGCCGTCGATGCCCTTGAGTGTGCAATCGAAACCTTGTCCGAACAGGTCTAACCAAAGTTGGCGGAATAACCATGTCCATTAGCCGGACGCAACCAAAACCCGAAGGAGGGTTTATGAAGCAAGTTGTAACAGTCACCGAAATAGAAGGCGAGGGTCTCGAAGCCTTGCTCAACGAAAACGTTCTGATCTATTGCATGAACTACTTCTACACCGGCAAGCTCGTCGGAGTCAATGACAAGTTTGTCAAGTTGGAAGGGGCAAAGATCGTGTACGAAACCGGGCCATCCAGCGAGAAGGACTACAAAGACGCACAGCCTTTGCCGAACAACACCTGGTACGTCCAAACTGCCGCCATCGAGTCCTTTGGCCTCGGAAAGTAGGCCGAGCATGAGGGCTAGCAAACAGAAATATCGGTCGCGGTCGTGGTCGGGGTCGCGGTCGTGGTCGTGGTCGCGGTCGTGGTCGGGGTCGCGGTCGTGGTCGTGGTCGCGGTCGTGGTCGGGGTCGCGGTCGTGGTCGGGGTCGCGGTCGTGGTCGGGGTCGCGGTCGTGGTCGGGGTCGGGGTCGCGGTCGTGGTCGTGGTCGGGGTCGCGGTCGTGGTCGTGGTCGGGGTCGTTTTAGTCCTGCCCGCAAAAAACAAAGGAAACCCATGTCCAATTTAATCAAACGCGGAGCCTCTTACCACCTGGACCTCACATCCGGGGGGAGAAGGCTTCGCTTCTCTCTGGGCACACGCCTCCCCCAGGCCGCTCGAACCCTGGCGCGTCAGATCGAGTGCGCTATCGCTGGCGGGCCCAAGGCAGAGGAGTGGGAAGTTTTGAAGCTGGTCCTGCCCCCCAAGAGCTTCGCAATCTTGGCCTCGGGCCGGGGTCTCACGGCGCAGCCAAACATGGCAGAATTTGAAACCCTCTTTCAAGAAAAACTTGACCGGCGAGTGAAGCTCGGGGAGTTGGCGGAGAGCAGCCGGAACTTGTACCTGTGGGCGGCGGACAGGTTCTTCTCCCGCATGGCTGAACTCAAAGTCCGGAAAATGGACGCCGTTACCCCGACTCTGGCCGAGGAGTATTTGATATTCAGGAAAGAAGCCACGTTGGCCAAAGGCGGCTCGGGGCGCGGGCTTGTGACCGAAACCACCGTACTCCAAGCTGTCTTCAACCTAGCCGTGGAAGAAGGACTCATCAAGAGCAGCCCCTTGCGGAACAAGTACAAACCAGATTCAGACCCCAAAGGCCCAGACCCATTTACACCGGAAGAGATCGCCAAACTCGACGCGGCGGCTACTGGACCAGACAGACTGCCCTTCCTTTTGCTGAGATGGACCGGCCTGAGAGGATCAGACGCGGTGACGGTGCGCTGGTCGTCCATTAACTGGACAGACAGAAAGCTGCACGTTCAAACTAGGAAGAGAAAGACCTGGGTGGTTGTTCCGCTGTACGGCGAACTGTTGGAGACGTTGGAGGCTGTCTATCTTGGCCGCACCGGAACTGTATCGGGGGCAGACGACTCTCCCATTCTGTTCGGGCTCTCTCGCGCCAAGCTGTACAAACTCGTCGCTGACTTGGGCATCCGTGCCGGAGTCAAGAACTGCCACCCCCACAAATTTCGGGCCTCCCTCGCCTGTACGCTACTCGAACGAGGAGCGACTCTATTCGACGTAGCCAAACTGCTCGGGGACTCACACGCGGTCGTTGAGAAATTTTACGCAGCAACAACAGACAAGCAGCAGGAACGAATCCGTGGTATAATGGAAAAGTCCGGGTAATGGACGAGGAGGTAGCGAGATGGTTGACTACAGTTTTTGTGAGGCCGTAACTGCTGGTTCTGCGAGCCGGTGGCACATTCGGCCCTTGTCCAACAAAGGAAGGAAGCCCTCCGGAGGCGCGGATACTGCAGCTCTTTGCGGTCGTCAAGTATCTTGGGATGTGAACTGCAACATCCACCCCGCTGCCCTCGCAGGAGCGTGCTTAGTTTGCGCGGAAATTTACAAGAACAGAGAAGGGGTAGAATGACAGAGCAACTTTGTTTACGCTTAGAACGTTTTGCAACACAAAAGGCTCTTGCCCACAACGATTGGCAACCGCTTACAAACTTTACGAATCCTTGGTGGTAACAATCTTGTGGACAAAACTAGGAATGTGTGGTATAGTGAACTTGAGGATTGAAAAGTCCATTACCTGGACGGAGGCACCACATGTCTGAGATGAGCGCAAATGAGAAGCTGGTACGGGCGGCGTGGAATAAACTGACGTTCTGCAACGACTACTACCCTGGTACAGCCTGCACACTTCGTCTCTATGGAGAATTCAATGGTCACAGAGTAGCTCCGATCATAGCTAAACTTGTCGGCGCGACTAAAGCCTCAACATGGAAAGCCGGTGCCGAATGGATTATCAAACGCCAGCAGGAGATCACGGAGTTGCGGGAACAACTTAATCAACTCGTGAATCTAAGCGCGTGCTATTATTGTCCAGAACCTATGCAAATAATGCAGCGCACGATAGCCCTCGTGCAATCCGCGCTCACAGAGGCGCAACGCGGCATGAAGGAGGAACCACATGGCACCACTGAGTGACAAAACAATGACCGAGCCGGGGCATAGTGTACGAATTCCTTGGAACAGCGATACGGTAGAGCTAGTGAGCTTTGGGTATGTTCTCGTCGATAATCCTCAGCCTTTAGATGAGTTTCAACGGGAACTGGCTGAAATGGAACTGAGCTTTAGAACCGGCATGACGGAGGCACCACATGTCTGAGATGAGCGCATATCCCTACTACCGCAGAGAGGCGGAAATCGTGAAGGAAACAGGCATACTTTTTACGTCGGATAACATTCGAGCGATCCGTGAAGGGCGCAAGACTCAGACACGCCGCGTCTGGAATAAGCAGCCGTATATGTCACGAACCAGCCCTCCCAATTTCAACGATACGAAGGTTGGGAATCTGTTCATCTGCCGTGATCCGTTTCCTACCGGAGGTCCGGTTGGACTCGTGATCGAGGAGTGTGAATCGCTAGGTGTGTATCACGGCATGGGATCAGACGCTTTCGTTAGAAAGCATGGACCAAAGAATTACGGAGTGGCGGGCGACCGGCTCTACATCAAAGAGGGCGTGATCGTCCAAAGGAAGGGGTGGTCTGCGTTAACAGAGAGACAAGACGGGACACTCATCGGCTATTACATGGATGGACGCCGTGTAGAAAATGAGTCAGAGAAGCGCCTGGCGGCTATGTTCATGGCAAAGCGGTACGCTAGGACTTGGCTGGAGATTACGGAAGTTCGCGTAGAGCGTGTGCAGGACATAAGCGCATACGATTGTTTTGAGGAGGGCATACCGCGTCCACAATCTTTGCTCGATGGAACAAGACTTGGTAGCGAGGTAACTTTGCGCGATAATGCACGTGGAGATTACCGTAAACTCTGGGACTCCATCAACAGAAATAAGCATCTATGGTCCAGCAATCCGTGGTGCTGGTGCTTGACGTTCAAGGTATTACTGGAAGAGAGGCGGAAGCCATGAGCAAGACAACAGCGAATGGGACGCTGAACAACGAGGAGCTAATCGAAATAATAAACATCTGGCAGCGTTACGGTAACACACCACTGGTCGAATACAACCTGAACATGGTAAGAGTAGACATTGCAGCCGTACTCGCCAAGCGCCCCGCGTCGTACACGCTGGAGCAGATCAAAGCGGCGGTCACGGATGAGTTTGGCTACTGTCAGATTCCCATGCCACCAGCTTTCCTTGACGATATGATATTCCGCCTCACCGCGCCAAAGCCGAAGACAGCGGAGGAGCGGATCAAAGATGTGCTTATAAAGCATGTCTACATCAGCGGGAGCAGGCTACAACCCAGCGATGAACTTGTGAGTGAATTATTGCTCGCTGCGCTCAAGGAAAGCGAGGCCCACAATGGCTGAGTTGAAGATACCGGAGAAGTGGCGAGATGTTTATCGGCAATGCAGCGAATTCCTTGCGCATCCTGGCGAGCCCTCTACCAAGCCAATAGAGTGGTGCGTTTCGCTTATCGAAGAACTCGCCCTCCTCGAAGAAAATATCGAGATTGTGGTTGACAATATGCCGTCGGAGAGTGTGGTACGAATTCAAGAGGGTGGAGGTTTTGAAGACATACACGCCACGCTGGCCGTGTCTGTTGCAAAGCTGTCAGATATGTGGGCGTTTAGATGAAGCTCAACATCGCTTTAGCTCTATTCGTGATCCTCGTCTTCGGGGCCGAGTTCTATCACCAGGCGCACACGCCGCCCCAAGCAGAAAATTGTGTTGTGTCCAGGTAAGGGACGGAGGACGTATGCGGATTGTCTTTCTCGATTTCGACGGGCCGATTATCCCCTCACTCTCTTATCCTCCCTCTGGAAAACAAGCTAGGGCCTGGCCGCCCTGCGTCTCCGCTTTGAACCGGATCACAGAAGAGACAGGAGCCAAGATCGTGGTCAGCAGCGTGTGGCGGACTGACGGATTGATGAAGTGTCGAGAAAATCTCCACTCTTGGGGCGTAGTGGCTCCTGTGATTGGTGTGACCCCTCGTTTATATGAAGGGTATAATCAGCTTCCTCGGGGATTAGAAATCTCAAAGTGGTTGGAGGAATACGACCGAGAAGAGGTCGAGTCCTTTGTGATCCTGGATGATGACCACGACATGGAACATTTGCTGCCTTTCTTGGTTCACACGCCTTTTGAAACGGGCCTGACGGAAGAGCACGCCGACCTTGCAATCAAAATTCTAACAGGTGTGTCCAGGTAATGGACGAAAGTAGAGAATGACCGACTTCCACCTTGATTGGGAAACACGCGCAGTTCCTCCTCTTGACGAGGTGGGACTCGATGTGTATCTGGCACACCCCTCCGCCGAAATCATCATGGGTCAGTATGCTAGAGGCGACCGGGCGGTCACGGTATGGGAGCCTCACCTCCATCCACAAATCCCCGCCGAGTTAGAAGACGCGCTGCTCGACCCCTTCTGCATCATTCACTCTTGGGGAGCTAACTTCGAAAGACAAGTATCCAAGTCGCTTCTGGGCATAGACAAGCCAGCGACTGAATGGGTTTGTACGATGTCCCATGCCAGATACGCCGGGGTTCCAGGAAAGCTGCATGAGGCGGGCGAGGTCTTGGGTCTCGGGGCCAAGGCCAAGCTGCGCCTCGGCGGGGGGAAAACCGGAAAGGGCGCGGCGCTCATTCGGTTGTTCTGCGAACCCGTGGACAAGGGCGGGAAAGAAACGTTGTTCGGCCTCTCCGGGCCTACTTTCAATACCCCCTACACCCACCCCAAAGAGTGGGAACAGTTTCGTGAATACGGAAAAATGGACGTGGAGGCAGAGAGAGCGGCGGGGAAGAAACTAGCACAGTTCCCCATGTCCGAAGAAGAATTGGAAACCTGGAGACTGGATAGCAAGATCAACGAAACCGGGTGGCCCACGGACTCGCTTCTAGTTCAAAATGCCAGGGAGATTGCTCTACGAGCCCGGGAGCCGTTGCTGGCCCGGCTCAAGGAAATAACCCAACTCGAAAACCCAAGTTCTCGTGACCAACTGATCGGTTGGGTGCAGGAAAACGGAGGGTATCTCTTCACGTCCTTGGGAAAAGACTTCATAGCCCGGGCCCTGGCCGGAGAGTGTGACCTGACACCAGAAGGCCGCGAAGTCTTGGAACTCCGCCTGCAAACCGCCAAGTCCTCTATCTCAAAGTACACGGCGCTCGCCGACATGACCGCCGAGGACGGACGCCTTCGCTATCAGTACACCTACTACGGGGCGCACACGGGCCGCTGGGCCGCGCACGGAGTCAATGTGGGCAACTTGTTGAAGCCCACCAAAGAAGTCGAGAAGAAGTTGGACCGGGCCATCAATCTTGTCCGGGAAATGGACTACGAAGGGATCGTCCGCGAGTTCGGAAAACCTTTGAACGTGGCTGCCGGGGTTCAGCGGTCGGCCTTCCGCGCACCCTCCGGATACAAATTCGTCGTGGCGGATTTGAACGCAATCGAAAATAGAGTGATCGGTTTTCTTGCTAGATGCCCGAGCATTCAGGGGGTGTTCACCAGTACCTTCACCTATCACGGACCCGACTACCCTGAAAAAGAAATCTTGGATGGGATGCAGTTTCCCTTAGACCCGTACATCCAATTTGCCACTAGAATGTACAACCAGAGCTACCACGATCTGTGGGTGGAATGGAAGATCAAGGGAGATTCCAGCAAACGGACTTTCTGCAAACCCCCGGTTTTAGGTGGAGGATACGCCTTGGGCCCCGGGGATGAGTATGTGGATAAGGACACTGGCCTGAAATACTGGACCGGCCTACAGGGGTACGCCCGCAACATGGGAATTGAACTCCCCGCTGAAGTGGCTGAGGAGTCCATTGCAGTTCTCAGAAAAGAGTGGATAGAAGTCACCTGGTTGTGGAAGGATATGGAGAGGGCGGCGGTTTTTGCTATCCGAAACCCGGGACACTTGACGGGGGTAGGGGTCCCGGAGCTACAGTGGGAAATCCAAAAATTCGAGAAACTCGGGCGCAAAGTTCTGCCCCCGGTGTTGTTCTTTAAGTGTCACTCGGACAAGGTGTTGGAGATGGTCCTTCCCTCCGGGAGACCTCTGTATTATTGGAGCCCCCGCGTAGAAGTCCAGCATAAAACATGGAATACGGGACAAATTGATCCGAGAACTCTCAAGCCCATCCTGCGCGAGTACGACCAGGACGTTATCCTCTACAAAGCCAAGAGCCAAAAGACAGGGCAGTGGGTAGAGAAGGACACGTTCGGCGGGCACCTGGTTGAAAATGGGACTCAGGGAGAAGCGAGAGACATCCTTGTGGACGGACTGAAAGAAGCCGACCGACTAGGTTTTGAAGTGGTCGGCCACACATACGATGAAGCGGTGACACTGGTTCGAATCAACTCAGGACTTGGAGTGAAAGAACTCTGCGCCTGCCTGTCCAAAGAACACCCGAGATACGGAGGACAGCTTCCCCTCGCTGCCGAAGGATTTGAAGACGAGGTCTACCGCAAGAATTAGCGAAATTTCTTGTTGACAGCCAACGATCCTGTGGTATACTGATTTTGCTAGGAAAGTTAGGAAAAGGAGAGCAAATGTGCAAAGCATTTAGCGGGCTGGTCGATTTCAACGACAAAGTAACTTGGAAGTTGGGTGTGGATTCGCACGCGGACTTGGCCGAGCTCGGCGGGTACTTGGATACTCAGCTAGGGGAATTTGCCAAGTTCGAGTACACCCCCAAGAATGGCAACTACCTGAACCCCGATGAATGGGTTTTCCGCTGGGACGAGGACGTGTTGCCCCCGTGGTGCGGGACGAAGCAAAAGGAACTCGCTTTGGCCGCGCACAAAAACTGGCTCAAGCAGTTGGAGAAGTTTATCAACCGGCATCCTGTAGTACATCCGTTCAAGCTGCCCCCGCCTTCAATCGAGCGCAAGCACATTCTACTCCTCAAAAAGTGGGGCTCGGTTTGGGGCTCGGTTTGGGACTCGGTTGGGGACTCGGTTTGGGGCTCGGTTGGGGGCTCGGTTTGGGGCTCGGTTGGGGGCTCGGTTCGGGACTCGGTTGGGGGCTCGGTTCGGGACTCGGTTCGGGACTCGGTTTGGGGCTCGGTTTGGGACTCGGTTCGGGACTCGGTTTGGGGCTCGGTTCGGGACTCGGTTTGGGACTCGGTTCGGGACTCGGTTTGGGGCTCGGTTTGGGCGTACACCGGCTCCTTCTTCAAAATCCCGGTCTGGAAGTACGTCAAACACCCCAAGGGCAAGTATCCGTTCCAGCCCCTTGTTACCCTGTGGAATCAAGGGCTTGTGCCCTCGTTCGACGGCACGACCTGGAGGCTGCACGGCGGACCGAAAGCTGCTGTTTTGTTCTCCATCTCGAAGGCGGAGTTGGGGAAGTACAAGTAAAGTCCGGATAATGGACAAATCCTCGGAGGAAGAATGAAAATTGTAATCAACAGATGCTGGGGCGTTTTCGGCCTGAGCGCCAAAGCTACCAAGAGGTTGGCAGAACTCAACGGAAGAGACTGCTATTTCTTCGTGCAAGATTACTCAAGCAGGAAACTTACGCCCATCTCCCCGGAAGACGCGGATGCAGAACGAAAATACTGGTCCGCCTACGATATTCCGAACCCCACAGAAAAAGGATCGGACAAACATTTCGTCCACTACTCCGGAAGTGTCGAGCGTACCGATCCGAAATTGATCCAAGTAGTGGAAGAGCTTGGAGAAGAGGCCGCAAGCGGGTCTTTGTCCAAACTCCGAATTATCGAAATTCCGGAAGGGACTGCCTGGGAAATCGACGACTACGACGGAATGGAATCGGTCGAAGAAGTCCACCAGAGTTGGAACTAGGAGGAGCCATGTACCAAGAAGACCTTGTAGACGAAATCGTTGAGATCGCCTTCCACTCAGAGCCCTCAGACCCAAACCGCTACACCAACGAACGAATGAAGCGTGCGGAAATCTGGGACCTGATCCAAACCTACGACAAGGAACGCGAGAAGGAAGAAGGCGAACTCCTGTCCGACCAGCTTGAAGACGCGGAAGACACAATCCAAGCTCAGAAAACCGAACTCTTGCGGTACCGACCGGAGGCCCCCGAATGAGCAACAGAGAACTAGAAATCTGGGCGTGGAGTTGCCTTGCCTTTGGGTGGGTTTTCGAGCTTGCCGGAACTTATTTGGGAGACCCCAACGTCTATTGGGTGGCTGTAATCCTGTTTGGAGTGGCCGCCCTCGCGCTCTTCGCCGTTTTTATTGCACAAGCCTCGGGCGGGGGGCCTTTGAAACCCGCATAGGACACCATGACCGACTTAGAGATTATTGAAGGGCAGCACAAAGTAATAGTGCAGCAGGCAAAGCACATCAAGAAACTCACACGCCGACTCCTGGAGAAAAAGAAGTACGAGCTTGAGTTCTTGAAGATGGCCGGGGCTTCAACCGAGTACCGGCAAAACATTGATGCAAAAGACAGAAAGGCTTTGGAGGAGTAATGGACAAACCGAGGTATTATCAGCTACTTTCGCCCGACGATATTCCGGAAATATACACCTGCGACGGGTGCGGGGACGAAGACGACACGTTTTTATCCACACCCGAAGGACTCTGGCTGTGCCCCGTGTGTTATACTGCATACCGGGAAGTAAAGTTCCCGAGCAACGAGGAGGAAGAGTGCGAGAACTAAACCCACACGATCTGAATTGGGCGGTGCGTTTGCTGCCCGTCCGGCTTCGCAACCAAATGCTTGAGTACGGGCCGCGCCTGGTCCTGGGCGGAGGCTACCTTCGGTCCACAGTCTCGGGGGAAAAACCCAACGACCTGGACTTGTTTACGCAGACAGCGGAAGACGCCAAGTTGTTTGCCGAGGCTCTGGCCAAAGAAGCAAAGAAGAAGACTTATGAAACAGGCAATGCTTTGTCCGTTAAGCTATCGCCCCGGCATTTTGTCCAATATATTCACCGTTGGTCGTTCCCAACCCCGGCGTACCTTTTGGAGTCCTTCGACTTCACTATCGCTTGTGCCGCAATTTGGTTCGAGTCCGGGAAATGGACAAGCCTGATCGACGACGAGTTCTACTCGGACTTGGCGGCTAAACGATTGGTGTACCGTTCGCCCGACCGAAATGAAGACGCGGGTGGGAGTCTCCTTCGGGTCTTGAAGTTCTATCAGCGCGGATTTCGTATACCCTTGGATTCCCTGGGGGCTGTCGTCGCCCGAATGGTTGACAGCGTAGACCTAAAAGGGATCGAGGTTATCGACACTGGAGCCTTCGTGGGAACATCCAGCATCGGGGACACAACTGAAAAGCGGTGGGCTTCTGTAATCACGGGCCTCCTGCGGGAAGTAGATCCCCAGGTTGATCCTGAACACTTCTCCCACTTGCCCAGCACGCCCGTCGAAGTCAAACCCGAGGAGGAAACCAATGGCTGACATCAAGCAAGCGGCAAAGTGGATGCAGGGAGGCGAGGTAGTCAAGCGCACGTCTTGGGGAGGATCACCAGTCCGGCTGCACGTCTGCAATCCGTGGGAGAAGGTCATGGACGATCTGGAACGTGAGGCTGATTTTACAGCACTGGAACTGCTCGCCGACGATTGGGAGGTAGCTGAATGAACATCCTTGAAGCGGCGGAGTTCCTGATCCAAGGGAAGAAAATCTTTAGTGAACGTCCAAACTTTCCCGTACACCTAGACCCACGGGGGTTGGTGGTTTTCGACAGCGGGGAAGCCCCTCCCGTCCACATTCAAGACCTGTTGTCCGACAAATGGAGCGTGGTAGATGAGTAACCTGGCCGAAATTTTAGCCCCAACCCGATTGGACCAAGTCCTGGGCCAGGAACACGCCAAGAAAGCAATAGCGTCCTGGATCGAGAAGGACAACTTCCCCCGCTGCCAGCTTTACACAGGGCCCGTGGGGACAGGAAAGTCCACTTTGGCCGGGATCGTAGCCCGGGCTTGCCAAGGACCTGGAAGTTGGGAAGGGTCGGACATCCGGCAGATCAACGCCGGGGTTGTGGGCAAAGTGGACGACATGCGGGCCTTGACGGAGGAAGCGAAAAGCGTTCCTTTCGTCGGGCGATACCGCGTCTTTATCTTGGAAGAGGCTCAGCGGGTTACAGAGGCCGCAGCCGACGCCCTCCTAGTTCCAATGGAAACCTGTCTGAGTACCGTGTGGATTCTGACAAGCTCGGAACCGGCAAAACTACCGGCAGCAATCAGGTCCCGGTGCGCGGCAGCTACGTTCGATTTGAAGCCTTTGAACCGGGGGCAGTTAAGTTCTTTGGTACGCGACGTTCTTCTCCGAGAATCAATAGACACGGAGAGGGGCGAACCGGGTTTGACCGATTTCTTGTGGAAGCATGGGATCACAGCCCCGCGTGAAATCCTAGGTGTCCTCGACCAGTACCTGGCGGGCGTCCCCCTCGAAGAAGCAATCCACGGCTCTGAGCACGAGCCTCTGTACCCGGAAATTGCTACCACTGTTCTGTCCGGGAACTGGACAAAAACCTCAGCTTTGCTCAAGAAGGTCCCGACCGGGGACTATCGGGCGATGGTGGCCGTGGTTTCTGCTAAACTGAGTTGGGCTCTGCTTGACTCCGACTTTGGACCAAGGGCCGACGCTCTGGCAACGTGCCTGGTCGGCCTCGGGAACTCCGGATTTGCTGACGGGGTTGCGTATTCGAGTTTGAAAGGTTTGCTGTATAAGGCTTGCAAGGCGTTGGGGGCGAAACAATGATGTCCGTTTATAAGACCATCCACCATTGCCTGGATAAGCCCGCCTACTCCTCGCACGGGGAAGCTGTCCGGGCGATGTATCGGGCGGTCTTGCGCAAGAACTGCATCAACCCCCGAATCCACCCTTATGAATGTGCCTTCGCTCCACATTTTCACCTTGGAAAAACCAGACAAGAAAGACAGGAAAGGAAAGCAGCATGACCAGATTCATCGAAATTGAGCAGGATGGGAAAAAGGGGTATGTGAACGTGGACCACGTGGCCCTCGTGCTCCCGACTCAGATAATAGGAACCTCGGCGGTCGTCATTGACGCGCAACCCGCTTTGTCCCTTACCATCAAAGGCTCGGTCGAACAAGCGGTCACCCGGCTGGAAGGAAAAGATACTCTCCTCCTGGAAGCGTAAAAAAGATGTTGCGCCGGGGCAGAAGTGTGGTATAATGATTTTGGTGGTGATGATTGCGGGCGAGACTCCTTCGGGGTCTGATTGACAACGCAACAGCGGGACGCCCCGTGTACCGATTCAAGTCGGGCCACCACCAAAAAGTTTGTGGGGAAGCGCCGGAAGCCCCAAGCGGGCCGTAGCAGCGCCGGATTTCCCAAGCGGGCCCCACAATTCAAGTTTTAGGAGGAAAAATGGTAACCGATTTGCATGAGTTCTATGAGGAGCACAACGACGAGTTCCTCAAGTTCGACCGAGTCGAGAACAAGCTGTCTCTCCGGCCAGACCTTCACGCCTTTCTGCTGTTGGACAAGCTCCTGCCCGGGAAGGAGGACATCGTTGCCTCAGCAGAGCATGACGAAATCTATTTGGACGTGGATGTCGAAAAGCTGCTCGAAGCAGCAAACAAGGCGGAGTTGATTGATCTCCATCGTTGCGGAGTTCTTGTCTTCTCAGAATATGACAGCCTGGGAATGTTTGTTTAGTCCATTAACCGGACAAGGAGAAGTAATGAGCATGGATTTTACGGAAGCAGAATTAGTGGCCATCCGAGCGGAATACTGCAAGGGGGCGACCGATACGCAGTTCGAGCTTTTCATCAGCGAATGCAAAGCGCGAGCCCTGAGACCGGGACCCCATGTCGTTTTCCAACTCAGGAACGCCAAGGAGTGGGACGCAGACACAGGGGCTTCCCGGTTTGTGAAAAAGCCCTATTGGATTACCACCATTGGAGCTTTGCGGCTTATCGCTCTGCGCACGGGGCAATATGGGGGGTCTACCCCGGCGGAATACATCTACCTCGACGACAACGGAGACCCCACTGTTATCTCTCAAATTCCTCTGCCGAGCAAGACCAACAAGTCTCTCCCCCGGGAACCTTGGGCCGTCCGGATTTCTGTCAAGCGCAAGGACTTCGACGAGCCAATCACCAGCATTGTCCGGTTTGACTCCGTCGCCGCCACCCAAAAGAGGGATAACATCCTTGTTTTGACAGATATGTGGCAAAAGCGAGGCGATGCCCAGACCGCCAAATGTTCTGAGGCAGACGCTCTGCGCAAGGCTTTTCCAGAGGAACTCGGGTCGCTCTACCTGTCCGAAGAAATCAAGAACGAGGAAGAGCCGCACCAAGCAGCTACCGCCCCGGCCTCCGTCGTCCCCCTTCCTCCCCCTGTGCCAAAAGTGAATCAGGAGCCAGCCAAACCCGTCGAGGCTCCGAGGCCGAACGAGCCTTGGAGGGGAAACGCTTCAAAACTTCAAGAGGCTGAAATGATTCCCGGGGTAAAAGACCGAGAAAAGCCTGCCGTTCCCCCCGTCAACCCCGAGTTGGAGAAAGCCCTAGCCGCCCTTCCCCCGGGGACTGTTAAGCCCGCCGCCGAACTTCCTCCTCCAGCAAAGAAGAAAGGTGGTCGTCCCAAGAAGGTAGAAAGTCCGGATAATGGACAACCGGCCCCGGTCGATCAGGGTATCACCCAGGCGGACATCGAGAATGCGGGGAAACCGGCCCCGGCGGTAGACGAAGCAGCAAACAAGGCGGCTGCCGAAGAGTTCGTGGAGGCCCTAGACCCAACCCCAACCAAAGAAGAGCAAGCAGGGTTCTCCTCCAGAGTTAGGGCGCTGGCGGCTGCGGGAGCCAACACCCAGGACTTGAGAAACTACATCCTGGCCGTGGGGCACAAGGACGAGCCCAAGCAACTGACGGTCGCAAACTGGAATGATGCTTTGACCCGGCTCGAAACCGCCTTGGGAGAAGGCAAAGACAAGCTGTTGGAGGCCACCAAGAATGCGCCATTACCGGCTTTCTAAAAGGAAGGGTTGGATTGAAGACGGCATAGGACACATTCCCTTAACCCAAGGACAGGTCGTTTTCGTAGACGCCGAAGATGTAGAATCCCTCAGCCAATGGAAATGGTATGCCGCTTGGAATAAAACCACCCAAAGCTACTATGCACAACGTAGCCGTTGGGTGCCCGAAACAGACACTCTCGAAACCATTTTGATGCACCGTTTTATCCTTGGTTTAGAGGCAAATGATCTCAGAACAGGAGACCACCACGATGTCAATTCTCTCAACAACCAAAAACACAACCTTCGGATAGCTACTGACGCGGAGCAAGCGCGAAACCAAAAACTTCGAAAAACCAATAAAAGCGGATTCAAAGGAGTGTGTAAAATCAACGAGAACCGATACGTCGCTCATATAACCTTCAACAGAAAAACCATTTATTTGGGGGTTCGCAACACTGCCGAAGAAGCCTCCGAGCTTTATTCCGTAGCAGCCGAAAAATATCACGGGGCTTTTGCGAGGCTTGTATGATTCAACACTATGAAGTTTACCTGAAAGACAACCCGATACCACTCCCGATAGACGCGGACAAAATGTGCTGCGACGAGCTTGGGTATGTGGTATTTTACTCGCGGCCTGCCCCCGGAGAGAAATTCGGAGAGGTTGCACGAATCAAATCTCCCAACATGAAAGGAATCAAGGAGACCTGAATGTTACCCATTATCCGAAACATCCTCTGGGAAAAGAAGCCCTATTTCATCGTGGTGTCGGACGAAGGCCCGGCCTCAAGCCCAAAACAGCACCCGGACTTTGCCTCGGCCTACAACGAGAGTCTGCGTCTGGCCAAACTCCACCCCAACATCAAATTCGGGGTGTTCGAATACAAGGGGCACGCTGACAGCGCCCGGTTGAAGACGAAGGTAACCAAGTGGTTTGCCGTGTACAACAACAACGGTTCCGGAAATTTCAGGGTGTGCAAGGAAGACCTTTGGGACCAAAGCGATAGCCCCAAGAGCAAGCTATTTGACACCAAACAAGAAGCCCTAGAAAGCATTGAAGGATTCCCCGCGCCTATTGGGGCCTTCCCCATCGAAACCGAAGTTCCCGCTGAAACCCCCGTTCGGTTCAACACGTACACCGATCCGTATCCAATCCGGCGAATCTGGCAAAACGGCGAGTTGTGGCCCATCTACACCGGCCCACAGAACTAAAGTTCTAACCGTCCATTACCTGGACAAAGGAGAAGTATGCCAACGTTCGTTATCAAAACCGACGATCCTTCCGTTGACTTCGCAATCGAAGCCGAAGAATTTAACCTGACCCGGGACAACACCTACGCCTTCTACGACGAAGAATGTGACCTCGTGGCCGAGCTTAACGCTGTGCAGGTCCGGGCCATCATCCGGGAAGACCACCTGCTCACGTCCGACTACGGGGACGAGGACGACGTGTGCGACGACTGCCGGACCGGTGAACTCCTGGACGACCCGGCCTTCTGCAACGCTGTTTTTGACCTCAGCGAGGGGTATCACGCCACGATTGCCGAGGACGAAGCACCAGCGGCCCCCCAAGTTTCCCCGGCGGACCCAAACTCGCCCCCAGTCTCCTACCCGGTCGAGTACAGAAAGACACCAGTTGGCCCTTGTTGGGGGATCGTGAATGTGGAGCGAAATCACTTCGTCCCCTTCGGCTCCGAAGCAGGCGCGAGGGTCATGGTGGAAAGATACGCCGACCCTCAGAGCCCAGACGGATGGGCGGTTGAATCTCTCTCCAACTGCCCGTTAGTGGAGGTTCCGTCCAATGGCTAAAGGATTCTCTTTTGCGCAAGTAGGCGGGGGTTTGGGGCGTGATCCTGATATTCGCTCTACCCCCAACGGAGTCAAAGTGGCCAATTTCAGCGTGGCCGTGGACAAGGGTTTCGGAGACAAGAAATCTACCCATTGGTTTAATGTGGTGGCTTTCAAGGACCTCGCAGAGTTCGCCCAAAAGTACCTCAAGAAGGGATCGACCGTGAATGTGACGGGAGACCTCCAAACCAAGTCCTGGGTGGACAAGCAAACGGGGGCTAACCGAACAGCAACCGAAATCGTTGCCTTGCGGATTGACTTTGCCGACGGAGGCTCCAAGTCCGACTCCGGCCAACCGGCTCGAACGTTGGCTCCGGCGCAAACCAGGCAGCAAGCAGCCCCGGCCCCACGAGCAACAACCCCCGCAGCCGACGACGATCCTTTCGGGGATAACGAACCGTTCTAGGAGGAACCATGCAAACGAAATTCTGGTACGTGTTCAAACGCGGGGGAGGGGCTCCTTCGTATAGGCACCCCACTTACAACTCAGCGGTCGAGGAAGCACAGAGACTGGTAGATGACCTCGGGGGTGAGTACGAAATCCTCGAATGTCAATCTATCGTCAAGGCTGCCCCGAGGTGGATCGTCGAACCGACGCAGGACGCGGGCTTAATCTCGAAAGAGCAAGACCCCCAAGACTGCCCGTTTTAGGAGGCCACCATGAAAATCCAGGTCACACAACAGCACATCAATTCGGGGTCTATGGGTTCGTGTACAAACGACCCCATCGCTCTTGCCCTAAAAGACTCCGGGTTTTGCGAGGCGTGGGTATCTCCGGCCCAGATTCGGGCCAGAACGGCAAGGGGGGAACCCATGATCGACCACCCCATGCCGGAAGAGGTTCTGGCTTTTATGTACAACTTTGACAACGGGCGTCCGCAATGCGCGGCACCGTTTGAGTTTGAATTGGAGGAAGTATGACACCAGACGAAATTCGCAATATCAACATCCCGACCTATGTCTGCGGCAATCCCGCCGACGAGCAGAACACTGCTTTGCTGCTCCTAGCCCGAGAGTTCGTGGCCCAATACGCAGAGGCCGTCGAAATTTCCAGGAAGGCAATCGGCCCGGCCCTAGCCGTAACGGCTTCAGGAGGCCCATAGAAGAAGCTTTGAATGGCTAGTCCGGATAATGGACGAAAGGAGGGGTGATGGCTTTATTTTGTTTGATCGTCGGATTGCTTCTGGTAACGTGGGGTATTTGGAAAGGACCCATTTTTAATATCAAGCACTATCTGATCGAAGACGGAGAGGACACCGGAAGAATACTGTTCTTTGGGTCAGTAATGGCGTTCAGCTTCGGTGTTGTGGTTGTTGGCATTTCCATTATGTTCTTGACCGGACTTTTGCCCAAGGCCCACTAAGAAACCAGTCCCGAGGAGCGTATGGATACTGTCCGCACGAAAAAGAACGAGAAGAAAGACTCTCCTCCCCCCAATGAAGAGCAACTAGACGCGATCAACTTTGGCGAAGGGTACGCTTGTGTGGAAGCCGGACCAGGCTCTGGAAAAAGTTTCGTCCTGGTTCAACGCTTTGCCCGGTTGATCCGGGACGGAGTTTCTCCGGACGATACTTTGAGTTTGAGCTTCACCCGGACGGCAGCGAAGAACCTCCGGGACCGGGTCGAAGCCCAAGTAGGAAAACTAACCACAACACGCACAGCAGGCGCACAGACCTTTCATGCTCTGGGGCTCGCTTTTGCTATGGAGGAACGAGATGCTTTTCCCTACGAGTTGGCCGAATTCCCCTTGGCGGGGGAGCCTGTCTCCGCAAAATTGTCCGGAGACGCTGCCAGACGATACGAACTTGATCCCCGCGCTTTTCGGCCCTTGGTCAGCCTTTGGAAACGGAAACGGCTTCGTGCTCCTTCGCTCATCCGAGATTTTGAAGATAAGGTGGACGCAAAGAGTCTGAGGATGGCCCTGGCCTACAAGGACTATGACAAGCGCATGAAAGCCGCTGGCGTTCTCGATTTTGATAGCTTGATTTTGGAAATGGTCGAAATCCTGGACAAGAATCCCGAAGTGAGAAAACGGTGGGTTCGAGACTGGCTTCAACTAGACGAGGCCCAGGATATGTCCAGAATCGAATGGGATTTAGCCAAGCTGATCTCTGGTAAGTCGGTGTGTGCGGTGGGCGACGTTTCGCAGGGTATCTACGGATTTCGAGGATCAGATTCTCGCCTGTTCCTAGAAATGGAAAGTATGTTCCCGGGAACCGAAACCCTCTTCTTATCCGCTAATTTTCGCAGCAGCCCTGAAATCGTGAACTTTATCCGGCCCATTGCAGCAACGCAAGACCTGGCCTCGAAGTTCCACACACAAAACCCCTCGGGGCCGGAGGTTTCTATACGGGGTTTCAACTCGACTGGGGACGAAGCGGCTTGGGTTATTTCAGAGATAAAAGGAGAAGTATAAGTGGCCCCAAAACGAATGGAAATGATAGGAAAGAAGTTTGGAAAACTTAACTTTCGACATCGAGCCGGAGGACATAAACATACCCGAACTATGCCCAATTTTAGGTGTCAGGCTAAAATCTAATGTTGGTGGCCACATGAAAACGAACAGTCCGTCATTAGATAGAATTATTCCGGAATTGGGATATGTTCGAGGAAATATAGAGGTGATAAGCCGCCGAGCGAACACCATAAAAAATGACGGAACTGCTGAAGAGCATCGGAAAATAGCAGACCATATCGACTCGTTCGTGGTAAAATGTATCAAGGAGGGGTTATGAACACGGACACGATAATAGACCTGGCTCTGTGCGCTCTGAGCCTAGCCGTGCTTATCTGGTATTGGAAGCGCGGCGACTGGGAGGGCTGGGGGTGGTGATGAGAAAACTCTGGTACGTCCTTAAAAAACTGATAGATGGGGGATACGACCGACCCCAGCACCAGCCAGGCACCGACCCAAACTGCCCGTTTTGTCAAGAAATGAAGCGCACTAAGGAGTCCAGATAATGGACAGTACGGCCATACTTTCGAGGACCAATCTCGGCCTCCGCCCCTTCGAGCAGGCGCTGACCGAGGCGGGGGTGCCCTATCACCTAGTTGGGAAGTCCGGTTTCTGGAGTCAGCCGGAGGTCCGCGTCGGCCTGGCCTTTCTCCAGGCCGCCGTCTACCCCTCGGACTACGCTCTCGGAACCTGCATAAGAAGTCCGTTTTGGATCGCCAAGTTTCTGCCCAAAGCTAGACTTATGGAGGCCCTGAAAAAGGAAAAGGACCTCAACAACGTTTCGTATTGGAACTCCTTGGTTGCCGCCCGAGGATTTTTAGTTGACGCAAAGAATCAAGAAGCACTGACCAACTTTACGTCCTTCATCCACTCGCTGAGTCGATACAAAAGCCTGGCCGCCGCTGATGCCTTCAAGCAAATCCTGGGGGCCCTCCGAGCCGGGGACTACTATTCCGAAGAAGAGGCAAGCCCAGACAATGATCCTCTAGGAAATTTGGCAGAATTGAGCAAGCTCGCCTCCCGGTTTCAGACTATCAAGGAGTTTTTGGACTACTGCCGGAAAGTGACCGCCGCTTCTAAGAGCCGCAAGGGCGTTGCCTTGTCTACGGTGCACAGCTTCAAGGGGTCCGAGGCGGACGTAATTTATGTCGTTGGGGTGTCTGACGGAGTGCTCCCGCATTCCAAGGCGACTGATCTTCAAGAAGAGCGGAATATCTGGTTCACGGCTTGCTCGCGCCCCCGTCACCGGCTCGTGATAACGTACAGCGGGCCCCCCTCCCCCTTCCTAAAAGGGATGAAGTGTGTTATAATGGAACCTGAGAAGGAGCAAAAGGATGCAAACCAAACCCATGTTTAACTTTGGAGACTATGTCTACCACGCTTATCTTGAGGCCAGTACAAAGTGGGTTCCCTGTGTGAGTTGCTCTGGCTCGGGGTATTTGACCATCATTCTCAACGGAGAAACCTTTACCATCGACTGCGAGGACTGCAAACGAGGGTATGAAGGCTCGAACGGAAGCAGAAGCGGTTACACCTTTGAACCAGCCACCAGAGAGGGGCGCATCTGCGGAGTAGAAAAACAAACCTATGAACCCTTCGACTTCGAGTATCGAATCTCCGCCGGAAGTAACAGTTCTTGGGTCCTGAAAGAGCCCGATGTCTTCGCTACCGAGGAAGAAGCTCTGGCACGAGCCGAAGAGTTGAAGACGAAAAGCGAAGCAGAAGAAGCCAAACGCCTTCTCTCCAAGACTAAACCGGACAAAACATGGGCTTGGCATGTCCGCTACTATCAGGGACAGATCAGGGAGGCGCAAAAGACAATCGAGCGAGCAACTATCCAACTCGACTCCGCCAAGCGGCACGCCAAGGAGAAGACCGATGTTTCCTGAACCTGACAGCATCTGGCACAAGTATCCTTTGATGGCCAAGCTGGAAAAGATTATGCCCAAGAAACCGAAGGAGGGGCCCGACGACCCGTGGATGTTCAGAGTCCAATATGAGCCCATCCGGATCAGCGCCGAAGCATTTGTCCATTACCTGGACAGCGACCTACCTACGAACGAAAAAGAGCTTCGAGATGTCTTGTGGGTTTTCGGAGAACTCCTCTGCGGGTATATGGAAAAAATGCTCAACCAGTCCTTCAAAATCGCAGATGATTTAGCCGCTTGCACAATCAACCCCGTCCGGATAATGGACAAGGAGTCTCAATGAAACGCTTAGTCATCGACGGCACCAAACCCGGACCCCTCGACCTGCGGATAGAGGACAACAA